CAAGTGTAGGGTCATCTATAAAATCAGCGCAGATTGTTTCCACTAAGTCTTGAAATGTTTTTTCTGTCGCCAGAATATCATAAAAAGAGTAAAACCCGCGAATAATGAATTCATGAGTTGTATCTTCCACATTACCTGAACCGCCTCTACCAGTCCGCGAGAAAGACTTTCTTTCAATCTCCCAAGTGTTTACCTTTGAATCCTTTATAAATAAATCCTTATAGGTAGCCCAAGCGTTGCAAAATCGTTTAAAATCGTAAACTTTCTCTACACCAGAGATAGCTTCTAATTTAGTTTTGATTTGAGCGCGGATTAGACTTAATGACATTACATTTTTAGGAGAGATAGGAAGGATATATATATTATAAATATATAAGATATTACATATTTCTTATATATATATTATATATAAGGGTCGTTTCTATCTCCGCCTTCTCGTTTAAATCTTTGTTCTGGGGTATATTATCGATACCTGAGTGGATGTGTCAGCATATCTTCAGACCATTGATATATTATATCAAGGTCCTTAATAGCGACCCCGGCTGAAGCAGCCGCGCCGCCTTTAGCTTCTGCCCCTAAGCCCATCAGCGAATTATATATAGCCAGTTGTTCCTTAGCTAAATTGGTATATAAATCTGATTTCCGCTGATAGTCAATAACATCCGCCTCAAGAGTAGAATCCGTGCTTTGTGCAAACTTTGCCGCAAGAGCCCAGAAACAAAGACTGGCAGCTAATGTTACTACTGCCTCTATATCATTATTATCAATGGTACAAGTTGTTTCATCTAATGTATGCGGTAAGGCATACTCAAATCTTGCTGTTTTAGCATTTACAGGGATAAAAGTAAGGAAACGCAGATAAGTGGTCGTAACTGCAGGAGTCCCTGTTAATTTCTTGAAAAACTTCCAATCTATCGATTCAATATAATTCGGGCTTTGATAATCATCTGCCGGATATTCTATTTCTCCTTTAATATAAGAAAAGTTATCTACCCAGTCAGTCGGTAACGCAAAATCATAACTCGTGCCATCGCCAGTCAGTTCATGAATTTTTGTATGTGGCCTGTCTTTAGAGAAAATTAATACAGCCCGGGATAGAATACGGTATTTATCATCAGGTTGCAGTTTTTCCGCGTCGTCCTGTAAAACCGTCTCGAGGCGTGCTAGATAATCTTCCCGGGTGTAATCCATATTATTTTTTTATAAATATCCCTACTAAAGCACTTACCAGAGCCACTATTACCACTCCGCCAAACCAAAAAAGACCCGCTACCTTCTGCGCTAAATTTGAAACTTTAGTTACAATCCCATCAGAACTTTCACTACCATACATAATTTTATGCATCTCACAAACACTTTTTTCTATATTCTTGGCAGAGGTCTTAACTTCTATGGAACAATTACTAATTTCATCAACTCTTTGATGTATTCTTTGCATTGATGTTAAACATTCTTCTCTAGTCACAGATTCATCTGGCATTATCCTATCTCCTCTAAAATTATGCAGTAGTAGATGAACTGGAACTAGAAGATGAACTAGAACTGGACGAACTGGAATAAGTATTCGTATTAGGGACTACTTTTCCTGATAGTTGAAATTGCTTGCGCCATATCATAATTGGATTGCAATCGTTTTCTATTACATTAAACGCACCGCAAGCGACATTTTCACAAGTTAGTCCAGCTGTAGTACTACTTTTAAATGGACATTTATAAGCAGGGTATGCCATTTATTATCTCCTATATTTATTAGGAGGGAGATTTCTCTCCCCCCTAATTTATTTTAACTAAACTGCATTTACGGCGTAAACATCGAAGATCTTAAAGAACGCACCTGCAGGTCCGCCGAACTCAAGCGTTTTAACTGCGCTTTCAGTAGTAGTGATCTCTACTTTGACATATCTGCCATTCTTAGCTGTACAAGCGACTTCTTGCCAAGTGGTAACATCTTGCCAAGTTGCGATATTAGCGGCTACTGCTGTCCCCCAAGTAATTCCATCTTCGCTGACATAAATATTAACATTTATCGGGTCACAGCTTAAATCACCGCCTGAACGGCCTCGAACTTGCTGCACATTAAGTATACTCTTTAAATCAAGAATGAACTGATGTGTCTCATTAGCAGTATGTTTCCAAACATTCGTCCCAGCTAAGCCATTCTCAATAGTTGTAGAACCGCCATCATCTCCACAGTCAGAAGATAACCAAGTGTTATCTATCCCAAGCCAACCAGTTGTTATAGAACTGCTAGATGAACTACTTGAAGAACTTGAACTCAATGAACTGCTTGAAGAACTGGAAGAACTTGAACTCAATGAGCTGCTTGAGCTGCTTGAGCTGCTTGAACTTTCTGAGCTGCTTGAACTGCTTGAAGATGAACTAGAAGAACTTTCTGAACTGCTTGATGAACTGCTTGAACTGCTTGAGCTCGAACTAGAAGAACTTTCTGAACTGCTTGAAGATGAACTGCTTGAAGATGAACTGCTTGAAGATGAACTGCTTGAACTCAATGAACTGCTCGAACTTGATGAACTACTCGAACTCAATGAACTGCTTGAGCTTGAACTGGAAGAACTGCTTGAACTGCTTGAAGAACTGGAAGAACTAGATGAACTAGATCCAGTTCCGGTAACAGTTACATCTAAAGCATACCAATAACTGCCATCACACCAGAACTCTGCAGTCTCATATCTTCCTATCTGCGCTGTATCGTAACTACCACCACCACCACCAAAACCAGCTGCAACATAGGCATTACCCTGGTCAGATGTAGTTACATAAATACTTACGCCTCTTAAATTAGTGCTTGCAACAGGAAGGGTTAAAGTGCAGGCTGCGGTAAGAGTAACGAATAAATATCCACTTCGTAATATATCATTCTCTGTAAGAGAATAATTGATTGATTTACTTAACGATGCCCTTCTTTTATTGGCAACGCTATATTTATATCTGGTAGGTTTTGGCATAGGTATCCTCCTTTATCTGGTTAGGTTGCGCCTACAGATTGAGATAAGGCATACCAATAAGTTCCGTTGCACCAAAACTCTACGGTATTATAAGCTCCTATGGTTACTGTGTCGTAATTTGTACCACCACCACCGAATCCAGCAACTACAGCTACTTTTGACGAGGCGTTATTCCCATGGATATACACACTAACGCCTTTTAAATTACCGCTAGCTACAGGTAAAGTTAAAGTAGTAACTCCACTACAAATAAAAAATTGACCAATCCTTAAAATATCTGCTTCTGTAATGGTATAAGCAGACGTTTTTGTTATTGCAGTCCCTCTTTGACTGGCAACACTGTAATCATATCTTGAAAATTTAGGCATTTAATACCTCCTTAACATTAAGCATTTTTCAGCTTAACAGCTGTGCCGGGTAGTTTCCTACCCGGTCATCGCCATTAAATCGGTTAAATTATGCTACTCCTGATACTATTGAACCAGCAAACGCTCTAAAGTCAACAACCGCTCCGCCGTACTCATGACGTACTTTGTAGCGAATCGTATCATACACAAACACATTGCCGACTGTAGGCTGGTCTTGCACTAAAATCTCAGGTTCTTCTTTTCCGTTCAAAAATCCTATTTCGATACCTTCAACATCAGAAGGTTTTGCTGATAGATAATAGTTATTCTCATCACCGCGAAGGAACGGGCTTTGCTGAACATCAAACTGGTCTCTCAATGTGTTAATTCCGCCTTCCGCAGTTTCAGGATGCTTTTCAGATTTTTGCAGCGCTAACGCTGTTCCGTTTAATGCTCTAGGCACCCAGAGAATAGGTTTCTCTAAGGCTAAGAACTGTGTTACTTTACGCACATCAACACCTACTATATGCTGAGCATCAGTCGTTCCAAACATACCTCTTGCAATAATCAATGTAGCGCTGCCATCCGAGGCATCTACTCTTACGATTTCGCCGTCTAGCCAAGCATAATCTCCGGCTTTAAAAAATGCGGCATGAGTAGCTGTTACAACTAACGAAGTTCCTGCTGCTTCTAACTGTGTTGCAACATCAGTCTTATATCCAAGCTCGCACTGATACCACATATCATTCAATAAATCTTGCAGGTTATCATAACCTAAAACTCCTGTCCTTAAATTCTTATGTGCTGCAATATAAAGTACCGCGCTGTCATAAATGGTTGCTGTATTGATACCAGAAGCGCCATAACCTATCATTAAATCAAATACAAACTGATTCAATGTATAACCAGCAGCCTTGCCGACTCTCTTTGGAATACCTGTAAGAACTTTCAAATCGTCGTCAATAATCATTCTTCTGGTTAAGGTAACGATACCACCTTTTGTCATCACTGCATAGGTTGCTTCTTGGTCAGCCGGGAATCCAAGTTCAGGATAAGCCGGAGTTTCAGAGTCAATAGGAGTGCCAGCAACTGTTCTTGCGGCCTGAACCGTAGGAAGAACGCCAAAACCTCCCCACTGAATTCTTTCTTGCAATTTAAAATCTTTTATCGGTGTAGATACCGCTATTTTTTTCCAAAGTTCTGGTATTGCCCGATATTCAGGAAGCATACGTCTTTGCATAGAATAACCTAATGCATAAGCAAAACTTGCCTCAGTAGCTTCTTGTAATCTTGCTAAGGCTTTAGGGCCTAACATACCTGAAATCTGTGGATCATCTGTATAAACCACATAGGCTTCTCTTAATGAACTAAATCTATCAATACCTTTATATTTCTCTTTTTCATCATCAGTTGGCTTATAATCAAACATTAAATCCAAAGACGCCTGCAGCCTTGTAATCGGTTCTCTTTCAACGAAAGACCCTTCAACATCTCCACCAAAATCGATTACGGCTCTGCTTTCGATTAACTTCGCTAACGTCTCGCGTTCAATCTTAACTGCTTCTTTTAATTCAGCCTCTTTATATACCTTACTTTTAAAGGTATTACGGATTTTACTCTTTATCGGTTCAGGGAGATTGCTTTCACCAAGAGCCAATTCAAGCATTTCTTTACATTCCCTGACCTTTAACTGATTATCTATATCAGCTAATCTGGCCTCTAAATCTTTATTTTTCCTATCCATTTCATCTTGTTTCTTCTTCGCTTCTGTCTGACCTGCAGCAGCAGCATCTGATTGTGCCTTAAGCAATTCTGCTTTTTTCTTTTTCTGTTCAGGAGACAATGTCGTATCATCAGCTTTACATAACTCCTCATCAGTCATTTCTTTCATTTTAATGACTTCATTTAGCAGTTTTTCTGCTTCATCATATTTCTTATCCTTTAAATGCTTTACAATACCTTCTAACTCAGCGCATTTAGAAGATTTTTTTGTTTTTGCTTCTGTAACCAACGACTCAAAAATACTGATTACCTCTTCTTCTGTGATATTCTCGATATCAACGCTTTCTAACAACTTCGGATTCCAAGCTTTTAAGGCTTCAAGAATCTTTTTCCACATTTGTTCTAATCCTCCTCTTTGGTTAATGCTTTCGATTATTTTTAGTAACTCACCGCCAGCCGCGGGTTGAGTTACAAAATCTGTGCTGAATACTTTAGTAATCCCATTCACCACCGTTACCGGTTGACCGTTAAGCATACGCACGCTTGATGGCCCTTCCGCGTTTATTGATAACCCAAGAAAGTTTTTTAATCCTTTCTGCCAGGCATTCACGAGCATCTGCTTTAACTCTTGAACTTTACTATTTTCTTCGAGTAAATGCAGAGACCCAGTTAAACCAGAGACTTCTCTCCCCTCAATTTTTACAGTTTCGTATTTAACATTATCAAGATACCCTGCTGTTTGGAGAGGAAACCCTTCTGGTCGAATTTTTTCTATTGATAAAGGAATATGGTCAAAATGTTTATCTTTCCATTCGTAGAAACATACTTTAGATTTTTCGAAAAGAGGGACTGCTTTTTGGAGGGCTTCTTTGGTGTAATACTTTCCGTTTTTAGAAAGTCCTTCTTCAATAATCATCACTTTCCAGATATCACCGGAAGGCGTGCTTTCTAAAAAACAGACTATATTGGTCTGATTAAGTTTAAGCAATTATGGCACCTGAGAGTTCTTTAGTTATCCTTTCAATAATTTCTTTCCTATTTTCCTCATTCCCGGTTCTTGCCGGTTCAAATGAAATATAAGAAATATTGTGTTTTTTCAACCACGCTTTTGCTTCTTCAGGAGTGAACTGATGTTTGCCAAAACGGTAGGACTGTACTTTCATAGAGGCGTTAGGATCGCTTTTAGGTTTTTGTAAAATAATGCTGATACCTGGAGCTATACTCTTAGTCGCGTAAATAGCAGAATTTTGAGGTAATGGCTCTGTTACCCTAGCACTATGGGTATTAGGGTATGGCATGATTAATCTCCTTAAATAAGCCTACTATATAGCCTAATTCAAAATCGATCATTATCGCTCCTGTGGATAACTCTGTTAATAACTTTATCTATTAAATGCTTACCATACTTTTATCAAATTGTCAAGTAAAAACTTTATTTTAATATAATATCTCTTATATTAGGGTTAGTATTATCTGCAAATTTATCAGAAGCTATCCCATCTTTAACTTCTTTTACATAATCAATATCATCTTTATTTTCTTTACTCCAGCTTTTAAAATGTTCTTCGCAGAACCATGCATGCCCCATACCTTCAGCCCATTTCACTTCATACTTTGGTGGTTCTGAACACTCCATACATTTATCTCTACTGTGTCGAGATTCTTCTTGAATAGTCCAGAAATCCGAATTTTCTGTAGCTCTTTTAGCCACAAATATTCCTTTTAATTTACTACCTGAAAACTCTATTGTTTTTTCTAATTCAGTACTTTCTAAAATTGATATCTTTCCCATATCAATTATTTTCATCCAAGCCGGCATCTCGGTAATATTGAGATTGCTTCGCGGAGCCACAAAAGTAGTGGATTCATTGACCTTCATAACTTCATATTTTGACGGTTTGATGTAAAATATTGACTCTTTAAAATCTTCGTTTAACGGATTCTTATCCAAAAATAAATCAATATTCAAATCAGTTGCGATTATAAAACTATCTAAACTCTTGCTTTCTAAATGTTTTCCTTTCCACCATTGATGGTATAAGGCAAAGTTACCTATCTTCTTTTCTGTCTCTTTCATTTTAATATCTAAATGATATTCAGTATAATCTATATTGCTTTCTTTTAATTCCTTAAATGAATTAAACGCTTGTTTATTTCCGTCAGTTTGAGTAGTTATATATTTGTATTCTGTATATTTGTCAAATAACTCTAAAGCAAATGGAGACAACTTTTCAGGATTAAAATTGGTGATACCAGACTCAATCATCTTCTTTATACATTCTCTGAATGATTGTTTTAATTCTTCAAAGGATTGTTTTACTTCTTCACCTCTACGCTTCGCTGCGTATAGTTTCAATAAACTATTCAAAATTTTGTTTGCTCTAGTGCTGTCAAAAACTCCTTTCGGTGTTTCACTCCAACACATGCTAGCTTCACCTATTGCCTGTCCTATAATCTCATAAAAATCTAAAGCCTCTGATATCTCTTCTTGATCCAAACAAGAAGTTGATAGATAAGAAGTATTCTGTTCCATAGGATAATTCGTAATTACCAATTCCGATTTTCTGGTCATGTGGCCTGCAGTAGGGCAAGCCAAGTTGTATTGAGAAAGTATTTTTCTATAATACTTTGACTCTTTCCAACCATCACAGACCTCATAAGTAACCATCCATTTGCCCGGGACAGTCTTGGTAAAAGCCTCAAACTCTTCCTGAGTCGGACACCACTTCCAGTTCATCTTTGCTGAAGGATATGGCGGGTCAAGGAAAGTAAAAGACTCAGCATTGGAATATTTATTCACAAAATCTTTATAATCAATATTCTCTATGGTTACGCCAGCAAGGCGTTCTTTAATTTTGGCTAAACGGGTTGTAAGTTTCATTATTTCGCCTTCAGCCCTATCATCATAGGAACGCATCTCTCCGGCATCCGAGGCCGCTTTAATGTAAGTGTAGCGGTAGAACTGGTAAACAGGATCCTTATTCGCTGGACTTTCTTTGTATTCAGCCAATAATTTGCCGAAAGTTATCTTCGATGTCTTCCAGTCCATTTTATTCAGTGCTTCTACCTGCTGTTCAGTAATATTCTGCATGAATTTGAAGCAAGTAAATATTTCCTGATCCTTATCGTTGATGAACTCTTCGGCCTGTTTATTCTTCCTGAATAATATGCTGCCGCCACCTATGAACGGCTCGACATATCTTTTGTGTTCAGGAAACATGGCTATCAGTTTACCAGCTACAAAGAACTTGCCGCCTGGAGAGCCAAACGCAGGTTTCACTCCTTCCATAATTTTGTCATTATCAGATAGGATATCTATCTTATCTAAAGAGAAATCTTCTAATAATGCTAATAAAAAGTTTTTCATTTATATTACCTCCATCCCATTTAAACTTTCTGAACTACTGGAAGAGTTTGATGACGTTGAACTACTGCTTTCACCATCTTCCTTATCATCTTCCTCATCAGTATTACTTTCCATATCCACTCCGAATTGCGTTAATACAGCATTAAGGACTGTCTTCGCTTTTTTATTAGTTATCCAATTATTCTGTTTAGCTACAACTAATCCTTGAACTAATCCTCCCATAGCTTCTGCAGTACCTTTATTATCGCGAGAAACAATCGGAAACGGTATAATTTTAAATCGCCTATCAACATCTTCTTTTAGCCTCTTAGCTATTATTGCTTGGTCTATAACAAAATTGATAATAAATTGTAATTGATATTTTATTACTCTTTGACGAGATCTTAACCTTTTTAATACAGGAAGGCTGGTCTCTAAAGCTGTTGCTCTCGTTGTGCTTGAAGTTTCTCCAAACCACAATTCCGGAAATCCAGCACCGCCTAATATCTGCTGTTTAAATAACCTTGCCTCTTCTGAAGCGTCAGCAGATTCTAATTTCGGCGTTTCAGCCTTCCAAGTAATCTTTTCATTATGCGCTCTTATCGAACCGGGACGAGGCGTGGCTAAAGTTTTAACAAACTCTTCTAGTTCTCCTTTATTCATCCCTTCACATTGGATATCCCAGATAAAATTGTTTAACAAAAATGCTCTTTCTAACCTTGCGAATAGGAATTGGTCATATCCGTCGAGCCAGTCGGCCAAACAGAGCAATTCTGACCTTCCTCTCGTCGCTGAACTTACTTTGTTAATTGTAAAATAGAAACAACCTCCTACTAATTTTCCATAAGTTTTAGATCTTGTATTTCTATCAACATTGATAATATTTAATTCTCTTTCAACTGAGCCGCTGGGTTTTCTCCAGATTAAAATTTTATTTATTTTAGTATTACTAGAATCTTTTTTGATTTTTAATATTGTCTTAGGGTCTATATATCCTAATTTTACAGCGCCGTTAGCCGAATTAACCCAGACTGGCAAACAAAGTTCGCCGAAAATATGCAACTCAGCAACATCAGTTTCGATTTCCATATCTAAGTTATTATCCGGGTCATTCCAAAATTCATCAATGACTTCTTTTACTTCTGGATCAACTGCAGAATATCTAAACCCGTCTCCTACTATGAAATCTTTAAGTATATCAATTATTCTTTTAGCCATAGGATTGCTATCGTATAGGTAAAATGCGATATCCTGCATCCTTCTCTGCGTAAGCAGATTAAGATCTCTATCCTGATTGGTAGTAAGTGAACGCCATAACGAATCTTCAGTTGATCCGCCTATCATCGGATATGCCTCAGCTAACCTGCGCTGAATTTCAGCCTGCCGTTTTCCACGTTCGTTAAAATTGACGACAACCTCAGATGGTTCTTGTATTGCTTTAGTTTTTTTCATCTTAATAAACCTCCTCTAATAATTCTTCTTTCACCTATAACGCTAGCCACAGAAGCACCTCTAGTCATAATAGGTTCAACAGTTCTAATAACTTTTCCGTTTTCATCCCTTATTTCCTGCCCCGGATCTATCCCTACCACAATTCCCGCAGCTTTAGTTTTAGGAAATAAATAATTTATGCCATATTCTATCATATTAACTGCGTGAGTATATTTATTGTCAATATGGTCTTGCCCAGTTTTATTCAAAGTAACATTTTTTAAGCACTTTGCCAATTCTAGGCAGGTCGGCTCATCTGAAATATTAAACTGCGGCCTGCCGTTAATATATTTTTTAAGGCACGCCTTAACGCATTTCATCTTCTCATCATTAGAAAGTTCGCGGGTATGGATATCAATTTGTCCATTAGATACTTTTTTCCAATCTTCTATCACACTTGTTTTAGTTAATCTGCTTCTTTTATTCCCAGACTTATCTCCTATAAATACAATATCACTTATTAGCCCTGTATAACCTAAAGCATCTAAACATTTGATAAACTCATGATATAACTCTAGAGTGAGCATATTAAAAAATAATTTGTAATATATACAGAATAATCTATCTTCAAAATCTTTTTGTGCAAAGATCCATCCTTCGCCTTCAAGCCCAAAGTCCTGAAAGGCATACAATTTTGATTTCGGGTTAAGATATACCTTATGCCCTAACAGATGTATCCCATCATCATACTCAGGATAGGAACGATTAATTTTTGCCTTATCATACCCTACTAAAACCTCCTGCGCTATTTCTTCTTCTGTCATTGAAGCAGTTTTTTTATTAAACCAGTTTTCATCATGTTGCGGATTATCTTTCCAATGAAACCTCATTTTAGTAAAACCGGAATTAGGCATATCTTTTATTTCAGCAAATTTATTATTCACACTTTCTTTTGGAGGAGTTGAATTAAGACAAACAGTATTTGTAGCAGCGCGAACTCCTTTCCACATTTCATCAAGACATTCTATACACGCCGCTTCATCAATAAAAATAAATTTATATTGCGTATCTCTTCCGGCATTGGGGTTAGATGACTCTCCTTTAATCACTGAATTCATTGAAGGCACCGCGAATATTAAAAACGGGTTATGGATCCGCGGCTTTAAAAATGGTGGAAGTCTGGAATACATAAATAATAACCGTCCGTGTAATGCGTGAAAAGTATTACCGGAATCTTGCACTTCTGACTCTTTTCTTGAAATATTCAATGCAGTAAAACCTTTTGTATATAAATCCTGATGTAACTCCCACCCCATAATTGTCCAAGAAATGCCGAGATCGTGAGGTTTATCAATAAACAAATCTTGGTATTTATCTAATTCTTTAACTAACTCTATCTGTTTAGGCCATAATACAAACGGTATAATTGATGGCGTTCTACGAGTATCCATCGTCCAAACATAATTATTGAACCAATATATTTTATCCTCAGCACAGCGCCGGTATTCTTTAATCTGCCACTTTCTCGCGTCTTGCTGAGACCGGCTTTCTATTTCTTTTTGCCAATTTATTCTTTCAACGTTGTTCTCCACTAATCTCCTCTGCGCTTAACATTTTTCTTTCTTTTTCTTGCTGTGTAACTCCGCCAAGAAGAAATACTTCAAGACGTATCAACCGGTCTAAATCTCTTAATGTAGATTTATCCATTAACGACCCCCCGATTTTTCCTTCACCTTCACAAACAGGACAAGGAATTTTCATTTCATCTTTCCCAGTCTGTATCCCTGTTCCTTCGCAAAACTTACATACTTTTTCTTCTAACTTCTGTTTTAAATTGTTTATACTTGTCCGGAGAATATCAACCATTTCAGCCCGACGTTCAACTAGAAGCACATTATATTTTTCAGATATTTTATCTTGGAATATAGTTAAACGCCATTGCAGCGGTTTAATCCCTCGTTTCTCATCTCCTCTACGGAAATACTTTCTTGCTGTCTCAAAACACATTTTCGCTTTTTTCGCGGATTGTTTTAAAGAAATACCTTCAGCTAAATAGGTGAACAGTTCATCAATCTTTTCCTGCGGTAATGCATACCGATATCCATACCCTTCTTTTCTAGGTTTTGGAACTCTTAAATTTGCTAACGAGTTTTCATTCATCAATGCGCCTCTTTCTTTTTAACCAGAAATTCAATCACTCCTGTCCTTTTATCCGCGCCGTTATTAAATGTAGCATAAAAGAATAATGTAAATGTGCCTATAACTAAAGGCGTATATTTATATCTTATTTGTGTCGTTGATATTGTCGCGGCAGTCTCAGCCAATACCGCCGTAGTAGAACCGACTTTCCATATCTGCACTTTAGCAGATCCGCTATCTGGCGTTTGCGCCACGCCATCAATTTCAAATGAGCCTCTAAAAGTTACATCATCAGCAACATAGTATTCGTGCTTTATGTTTGGCATCGTTAAACACCTCCTTACTGTTCTTTGAATTTATAATCACTCGTATCATCTTTAAACTTATAATCACTAGTATCATTATTGAATTTATAATTATATGTTTTATCCTTAAATTCAACTTTATGAGGTAATGATGAAGCTGAACTAGAACTGCTTGAAGAACTAGAACTGCTTGAAGAACTAGAACTGCTTGAAGAACTAGAAGAACTAGAGCTACTTGAAGAACTGGAAGAGCTAGAACTGCTTGAACTGAATGAACTGCTTGAACTGCTTGAAGAACTGGAACTGCTTGAGCTGAATGAACTGCTTGAGCTACTTGAAGAACTGGAACTGCTTGAGCTGAATGAACTGCTTGAGCTACTTGAAGAACTGGAACTGCTCGAGCTGAATGAACTGCTTGAACTGCTTGAAGAACTGGAACTGCTTGAGCTGAATGAACTGCTTGAGCTACTTGAAGAACTGGAACTGCTTGAACTGAATGAACTGCTTGAAGAACTAGAAGAACTGGAAGAGCTTGAACTGAATGAACTGCTAGAAGAACTAGAAGAACTAGAAGAACTGGAAGAGCTTGAACTGAATGAACTGCTAGAAGAACTAGAAGAACTGGAAGAGCTTGAACTGAATGAACTGCTAGAAGAACTAGAAGAACTAGAAGAACTGGAACTGCTTGAACTGAATGAACTGCTTGATGAACTGGAAGAACTAGAACTGCTTGAGCTGAATGAACTGCTTGAAGAACTGGAAGAACTAGAACTGCTTGAGCTGAATGAACTGCTAGAAGAACTTGAAGAACTAGAACTGCTTGAGCTGAATGAACTGCTTGAAGAGATGGAAGAACTAGAACTGCTTGAGCTGAATGAACTGCTTGAAGAACTGGAAGAACTAGAACTGCTTGAGCTAAATGAACTGCTTGAAGAACTAGAGGAACTGGAACTGCTTGAACTGAACGAACTGCTCGAAGAACTAGAGGAACTGGAACTGCTTGAGCTAAATGAACTGCTTGAAGAACTAGAACTGCTTGAACTGAACGAACTGCTCGAAGAACTAGAGGAACTGGAACTGCTTGAACTGAATGAACTGCTTGAAGAACTAGAACTGCTTGAGCTTAATGAACTGCTTGATGAACTAGAAGAACTAGAACTGCTCGAGCTGAAAGAACTGCTTGAAGAACTGGAAGAACTAGAACTGCTCGAGCTGAAAGAACTGCTTGAAGAACTTGAACTGCTCGAGCTTTCTGAACTGCTTGAAGAACTTGAAGAACTGGAACTGCTTGAGCTGAATGAAGAACTTGAAGAACTTGAACTGCTCGAGCTTTCTGAACTGCTTGAAGAACTTGAAGAACTGGAACTGCTTGAGCTTTCTGAACTGCTTGAAGAACTTGAAGAACTAGAACTGCTCGAGCTGAATGAAGAACTTGAAGAACTTGAACTGCTCGAGCTGAATGAAGAACTTGAAGAACTTGAAGAACTTGAACTGCTCGAACTTTCTGAACTGCTTGAAGAACTTGAACTGCTCGAGCTTTCTGAACTGCTTGAAGAACTTGAAGAACTGGAACTGCTTGAGCTTTCTGAACTGCTTGAAGAACTTGAAGAACTTGAACTGCTCGAGCTTTCTGAACTGCTTGAACTGCTTGAAGAACTGGAAGAGCTTGAGCTGAATGAACTGCTTGAACTGCTTGAACTGCTTGAAGAACTGGAAGAGCTTGAGCTGAATGAACTGCTTGAACTGCTTGAAGAACTGGAAGAGCTTGAGCTGAATGAACTGCTTGAACTGCTTGAAGAACTGGAAGAGCTTGAGCTGAATGAACTGCTCGAAGAACTAGAGGAACTGGAACTGCTTGAGCTGAAAGAACTACTCGAAGAACTAGAACTGCTTGAGCTGAATGAACTGCTTGATGAACTTGAAGAGCTAGAACTATTGGAACTACTTGAGGAACTGGAACTGCTTGAACTACTAAAGCTACTTGAAGAACTAGAAGAACTAGAACTGCTCGAACTGAATGAACTACTTGATGAACTAGAAGAACTAGAACTGCTAGAACTTAATGAACTACTGGAAGAACTTGAACTACTCGAACTTTTTGAACTACTAGAAGAGCTAGAACTACTAGAAGAACTAGAACTAGTAGTTGTCCCAAACATATTATCAATATAAAAAGTATTGGCCGCATCTGCATTGACTACTGTAACTATAACCTGATCTATTTCATCTTTGTTGGCATTAGAAACGCCAGAGAAGTCCCAATTAACTCCTTGCCAATTATTTGCTGAAACGACATTCGGCGTTGTTTCCGTAGTTATGCCATCGGCGTCGTGAAGTCCCACTTTAACATTTGAACCTGTCCTACTCGAATAAATATCAAAATAGACCCAATTTTGGTCTGTCAAATCTGCTATCGCAGCACGCATATTGTCAATATAAAAGGTATTCGCTGCGTCTGCGTTGACTATCGTTACAATAATACTATCAATGGCATCTTTATTAGCATCACTAACAGCAGAAATATCCCAAGAAACTGCTTGCCATGTATTAGCAGAAGTGATATTGGGAGTAATTTCCGTAGTCGTTCCGCCAGAGTCGTGGATGCCGATTTTGATATTACTTCCTGTTCTTGAAGCATAAATATCAAATTTGATTACATTAAGACCAGATAAGTTTATTGCCATTAGATTATTGTTATGTTATTGTCCTTGTTAAAGTCTTATTCAAACTATCCGTTATCGCCGCCACCGCCTTCAACGCATAACTCCCTTGAGTTTTGATGGTGGATTCGGAGTAGGATTGGAGATACTGAAAATTAGGGTTTATTGCGGTAGTAGTTCCAGCCTTAAACCAATCTATATAAGTTAGTCCATTAACTGTGGTTGCTCCATTTTGCATAAACCTTATCAATCCGTCAGTTGTTGGTTGAGCATAAGAAAAATCTACATTTGATGCTTTTAATACACCATCTAGGTAAACTTCTGCTCTTTGTGTTGTCCAGTTACAATCAAAAGTCCATTCTTGCCAAACATCTGAAACTACTAAATTCGTTCCTATTTCATTCCACGTTGCTCCATCATAAATGACTAAGCCATCAGAAGCGAAAATACAGTAAAAGTAATTAGTCCCATTATTTGCTGTAAAATAAAAGTCATTATCACCTGTTACTCCCAGAGTTTCAAAATAGGCATTGAAAGAAAATACTGTTCTTGTGCCGAAAGCTCCAATATCTTGATTTCTATTTGCTACTCCACCAGCCGTTCCGCCACTTAATAATTTCATACAAGACTTGCCATCAAAGGTTTCTTGGGTAGATACTCCAGTTCCGCTATCGCTATCAGTCCAGTCAGTAATATCAGCCATATCTTCATTGTCTATATCAGCGTTGGAGATAATTGCTTCAGTGGCATTCGTTACATACGCCGCCTGTGCAAGGGCGTCAGTGGAGTATTCCATATAATCAAGTTCTTTAGGCATATTTACCTCCTAATTAAAAAAGCCAAAATCATTTTTACAATAATTTTGGCTATTTTTTGGTTAATAGAAACCTTAATTTATAAAATTTGAAGCCAGTCTTTTATAGAACCGTCTTGATATTCTTTGATATTAATTCTCTTAATGGATAACTTAGTAAAAGATGGTGCTAAAAAATCTTTCTCTAATAAACATATTCTTTCAGGCGATAATATACTCAATGCTGTATGAAAAACTCCGCTAACACAACAAATGATTTTATTACAATCTTCTATAATACCTATTAAAGTAGAAATTTTTGGTGGTATATCTCTTAAATGTCGGTCAATAAAATCGTATTTCTTATTTACTGGATTGTGGAAAACATGTTCCATTAAAATTTCTAAAGGAATATATCCTGCATCTTTAATTTCCTGCCATATCTTTTTTGCTATGTCATAAGGCACATTAGCGCTATCAGGCAAACAGGTTATTTGTAGATGTAATCCTACAAGTTTATTAACTCCACAGGTAATCTTTTTATGCCCTGATATTAACTCAATCCCCAACTCATCCCTGCAACATTTTTCCGCTTTAGTAATTTCAGTTTGGTTTTCTGACATTGGAAAATCTATATCCGCTATAATATCATATTCAGAAGTTTCTTGATTATAGGATAAATCATGCGTATAAACTACTGCTTTATTTTTTCCTACAATATCATCTACTAACTCCTCAAAACCCAAATTTCTCTGGAGTATTAAATCAAATTGAATATCAGGATATAATGAAGCCAATTTATCAAAAACATTCAAAAACATTACAGTATCTCCAAGCCCATGACCAAAACAAAGTCCGACTTTACCTTTTTTCAGTATATCCAAATAATGCGACAATTTAGGTTGGTCGCCTTCCCAGATACGCTTAAGACGTAGCATTATTTCTCCTTTAAAATTTATCTTGACAGTTCATTCGTTCCACTATAAAATAGATATATGATTAAAATTAAATGTTTTACTTGTAAAAAAATTCTTTTTAGGAAACTGTATAGAATTAAAAGAAATAAACGACATTATTGTTCTCAATTCTGCCATTGGAAAGATAGACATAAATATTTGCTTGGAGAAAATAATCCTAAATGGAAAGGTGGTAGGCATAAAGTTACCACTGGGTATGTTGTTGTTTATAAACCTGAGCATCCTTTCGCACAAATACGCGGTTATGTTATGGAACACCGCATTATTATGGAGAAACATATTGGAAAGTATCTTACTTCTAAAGAATTGGTTCATCATATAAATGGGATAAAAGATGACAATAGAATAGAAAATCTGAAACTTATCACTAAAAAAATACATAGTCAAATTCATAATCCTTTTGCTAATCATCATCCTAATAAAACTAGGTGTTTTATATGTGGAAAAATATTTAAACTTTGTCCATCTCGCCAAAGGCATTGTAAACATAATACATGTTCTATAAAATGTAGAGGGAAAATTAGAGAAAAAATAAATCATTTTAAAAAATCCTCATCAGAAACAATATCTAAAAATCCACTGTTCTTTTCAGGATGCCTATAATTTTTCTTTTCTATAATAATTTTCCAATCTAACATTTTTTTAAATCTTTCATAAAGTAATTCCATAGCTCCTCGTGCAATATTATTTGAACATTCAAGAGAATCTCCACTTGCTTTAAAATATCCTTTAGCACAATGATCTCTATTCATTAACTGTACATTTCTCCAGCGAGGATGAAAATATTGCCCGTGGTAACTATATATTGGTGTTCCTGTTTCAGTTTTTATTTTTCCATAATCAGTTACAGCTCTTTGATATAATTTAAGAGCCTGTTCGTTTGTAGAAAGCCATTGAACATTAGGCAATGATATAGTTTTACCTTCAGAACCATATTTTGCAAGCATTAAATTCATTGCTGACATATCAGGTCCTTTGAAATTATCACCTTTCATCTCATCAAAACCGTCAATAAATATCTCATAACTTCTTTTTAATGCTTCTCCCCATATCTTCATATCTACAAATAATGGACAGTTACATAAATCAAATTCAGGTATAAAACCTTCAGGCATTATCCATTCATTTTTAAATTTGTGATGAGGGTCTTTATAAGATTCTTTTTGTTCCTTTACGACTCCTAATACAAACCCAGTTTTTTCTGCAATTTCGAAATATAGTTTAGGATCTCTAACAAATATCATATCTGCATCTAAAATACATACTGCCTTATAATCTTGTCCTATTTCATTAGCGAAATAATATCGCTTTCGGCAGACAACTTCACTTAAACCATGATTTGCTGAAATTTCTTCATCTGTGATACTATGAAAAATAATTGAATAATTTAATTTAGAAAACTGTTCAATTACAGATTGCGGAATTTTATATCCGTAGAAGTGCATATCTTCTTTGTTCCCAACATAATCAAGCGAATTGGCTAAAGCAACCCATTCAGGAAGATAGCGGATATCAGCACAAACAATGAATGTATAATTACTCATAAATATTCCCCATCTTATAAAACGCCTTGCTCATGTTGACAACCATCAGGCCAGAAAATTTTATCATAAGGAAAATTTTCCATTTTCCGCATAATTGCTAACCCATAATTCATTAAAAACCTAATTGACTCCCATTTATATTTTGGGTCATTCAATATAATTGGATAAACTTCCTCACACCAAGCTGAAACGTCGTGTAATATAAGATATCCGTCTCCTTTATCTTTTAAAAGTGGATAAATCAATTCTACTTCTCTTTTGACATGTTCTGTTTCATGCCACCCATCGATAAAGACTAATTCTAATTTATTCTTTTCTATTTCAGTCTGAGTTTCAAGCCATTTTAATGAATCACTATGAATAAACTTAGCATTTACGCCCCTTGCATTCATTTCATCAAATAATTCTTTTTTATCAGCGATATCCACTCCGTAATAAGTTCCCTCTACGCCATTTCTGACGCCTGCGTCTTTAACCGCGCTTGCCATAAAGAAACTAGACCAACCTTGAGCTAAACCTATTTCCATGACATTTAAAGCATTCACACATCTACAAAGCCAATAAAGCAGAGGCCCAAAATAAGGCGTTGTCGAATTGCAAGGACCTATATGCTGATTAAACACTGCCTCAAACATCGGCGCAGGGTATGTTTTGAAATAATCAAAATCTGGTGCAAAAAAACTTGGGTTTTTATAATCGTCTAACATTCACACCTCCACATTATATAATGATTATCTGGATACCTGTCAGGATCTCCGCTCTCTCCTAAACATTCAACTTTAGAGAATTCTATTCTATCTATAAAAGGCATCATCCTTTCTTCTGTGCCTCCAAGATTAGACTCAAAATATATTATCTTTGTTATGCTTTTAAGCCATTTCACATAAGCTTCGCGGTCTTCTTTGAGATGCCCTAACATCGCACAAAAGAAAATTATGTCCCATTTAGTATCTATAACTCTATTTTTGAGGTTAATATGCTCTATATCCTCACATTGATACTGGATAGCAAGTCCTTCCAGATATGAAATATAAGCCGGAAGATCAATTAGATGTCTGATTTTTCCCCGGACTATATTATCTACTCCCAATACTTTAAAGGCTCTTTTTCTTTTTGCCTCTCGACAGAACATTCCCATAGAACATCCAAGATCTAAAACATTTTTATCTTTAAAATCATCTTTAATCATAGAAAGCCTTTTATTTGACCTGATACCTTTACGAATTAACTCATCATTACAATAAAGATCTTGATAACCGTCGTAGTTAAACAGGCATTCTTTTTCCAAAAGACTTTCTTTACTTATAAACCTTTTTGTAAGATATCCTTTTAGAAAGGCCTGTTTATATTCTTCCAGCAAATATATACTATTCAATAGATCTTTTACAATAGGCTCTTCTGGAAAATCTGAAGGATATAATTTCGCTAAGTCGCACACAATAACTCGTCCGTCTAAACGGCGCAATATATTCCGGTATACTAAATCATACGCTGTTATTCCTAAATTGTTCATATCAGCGAAAAATACTCCAAATCGCTCCCAATCTATTGCTGTAGGTTCTATTTTCGCAAAAGTCGTACCTTCCACCCAAGCGCTTTTTTTAATTATAAATCCTTCTTCCTTTATCTCTTCTATAATCTCTGCTACAGGAAGTCCGTTTTCTAAAAGTTTATGATGACACGTAAGCGCAGGGTCATCCTTAGAAAATTTTTTGACCTTAATATTACCTTCTCTTATCATACTCATAATTATATTCTCTTATTCATATTCCAAGATCTATCAGTTCTGTTTTTTGCTTTTCTTCTAAACAATTTTATTCCTGCACTAGCTTTATTATCTACTTCACTTATTAATTCCAACTCATCAACTTCTTGTATCATCTCAAGAGCTTTTTTAACACCAGCGCAACAACTTGTATCATGGAATCCTATAATTGAATTTTCTTTAAGCCATTCTCTGAACCGCATATATTCACCTAATGCATCAGAAAGAGCATGCTCGGAGTCTATAAAAAGAACATCTATATCTTTGTTCCAAGCATCTTTTATGGAATGTCCGTGCAAGTTTATCTTATCCCAGAGTCCTAACTCCTGCATAGTCTCTTTAAATTTACCGCGGATAGCAACTTCAAATGTATGCAACTCTCCGCCATACTTTATAGTCCTTACTAAAAAATATCTGGTGGTAGTTCCATAACACATACCGGTTTCTAATATTGTTAAAGGCCGCTTTCCTAAAGTCTCACAAGCTTGATGTAATGCAGCAAGTTCGTAATAATCTATCCCCGGTTCGCCGTAAGTCAAATTAGCCTTAGCAAAATAAAGCCATTGGTCTATCGGCATATTCTTAAAATCAACTCCCTTAAATTCCATTACATCCTTATTGTATTCTAATATTTCTATTTCTTCTATTATCATAAAGACCTTTCTGTCTTATATTTTCAATGGCTTTTAGACTTAATATCTCAATCTTAATTCTAAATGTGAACATTGTGGATGCCAGATAAACGAGTTTGTAACTACTACTTTTTTTAAACCTAATTTTCCGAGTTCCCCATCAAAACCTGTACCCATAGACTGGCTAACAGTGAAATCAATTTTTACTTGTTTGGCATAAACAGTCTTCATACATAGACATGTCAACCAACCGAAGAATCTTCCTCCACAATTCTCAATAATGCAATCTCTATTTCCCTTCTTCAATACTTCAATGTAATGCTCAAAATCTTCTTCTTGGATATAGTCTCGCCTAGGATCTGGGAAAAAAAACGCTCCACCGCAAATTTTCTTTGAACATTCGTTCCAAATAAAATCGGGTGTCAACTCTACTCCAACTAATTCTTGAAACGACCCATGAGAACCTTCAACCCAAATAGGGGCATAGACTTTATCCTCTCCAAACCTATCAATAGCCTCTACTATGTATTTATCCCAATCTTTAGAACAAATAGTATCAGATAAATACATATGGCAGATAAAACTTTCTTCCGAAAGAGATTCAAGAACGGTCTTATAAGCATAACCTATTCTCAACCCACAATCTTTTTGAGGAACTTTAAATTCTGACTTAATGATAGATACATTTTCAAAATTCTTTAAAAAAGATTTATTTGGATAAACATCTGCGTCTATTGCAACTATTATATGATGTTTATAGAAGGAATTTCTATTCAAAGCCTCTATTGCTTGTCGAATGCTGACTCGATGTTTTTCATATTCTAATCCCTCTTCAAAAATCTTCCCAATATCATTTATCCAACTGCCATCTTCAAGTTGGATTAGATCTCCACTTGGCGAGCATAAATCTCCATGACAATAAGGCCTATACGGCATAATAATTTCAAATTTCATAGAGATTTCTCCTTTCCCCCGTGTGAAATCTACCAGCTTCTCCCATCTACCAACCCCTTATAACTAAGTACGCCTTATTATTATAAATATAAAATCCATAAGCAAGGTTTTCGTAATTAAGAACTATATCTTTATGTTTTTGAGACTTATCAATACATTCATAAATTAAATGCCTTATGGTTATTTCATTATCATACTGAAAATCGCAAAAAACTATGGCTTCCGCTCTGCCTTTTAATAAATTTTCTGGCGCGTGTTCAAACTGGTTATTCCACGCCATATAATGACAGTGAGATAAACAGTAATCGTTTTCTACCGGATTCCAGCAGAAAACATGTTCTTTGCCATTAACCTTGCGATATTCGTTTAATATATCAATCAACATATTCTTCGAGCAATTCCTACGCCCTTACCATTACTATCGTCTTCCATAAATACAAACTCATTACTATGTCTTTGCTTAAAATCATCCCAAACTGGCTGAAGATTACAACCGTCTTCTGTAAGATCATCCGCACAGAGATATCCACCTTGTTCAATTAACTTATAAGAATTTTCAAGATCTTGCATAGCATCATTTCGGTCATGCGAACCGTCAATAAGCACATAGTCGAAACTTTCCTTACCTATTAACTTAGGTATCTCTTCAAGTGAATTGCCTATAATGAACTGCACTTTATCCACAGGGATATTCAAATATTTTAAAGCATTTAGAACTACCCCAGGTGTCGAAAGCCCATCATTGAATAAATCGCAGAGTATCACTTTCTCTAATTCACTATAATTAAGGTAAGCTGAAAGTAACTGACATATTGAAATGCCGGTACGCGTACCTATCTCTAATATCCGTTTAGGCCGCACTGTCGCGCCGAGATATTGCATAAAGTGATAGATATCCATAAACGATTCTTTTCGTTTATCGTAATGCCACTGATACGCTTCAAGATAAGTATCGGTAGGGGTGAGTTGTTTAAGGATACGCAGGATATTAAAGATTGCAGAGTTGACTTGAGGTGAATTAACTTTGAAAGGTAGAAGTTCATATTTTATTTCTTTATTACTAGGTTTACTTTTTGGAGTTGTATGGGTTGTAGATATTGTATCGTCAGTATTGCTTTCTTTTTTCATTTTATCTTCTCCTTTTAGGTTAAGTATAACCGGTTCTGTAATATCATATTTCAAAACTCCACCTTCGTAATATCTCTCTACTTCTCTTGCAACTTCTTCTGGTTTGATTAAAGACATGCAGAGAGGTATACCGTTCTTTTTATAATTACAATCTTCTATCTTCGACCTCCAGCAACCATCATAATCCGCGCAAGGCAGACATCCGTTGACATAGATAAATCTGTGGTTAGGATAAAGTTCCCAACGGGTGCCTTCTCTTGCACCCGCCACTACCACACAGGGCTTTTTAAAGGCAGCCGCAATGTGCATCGGAAAGGCTACACAGGAAATTACTCCTTCAGCGTGATAAATCAAACTGAATAATTCTCTATTATTCGTCTTTCCTACCATATCAATAACATTATCCAACGGTTTATGAATATGCGACTTAACTCCTATCTGCACGAAAGTGATTTTATTTTTCAAAAAATTAACTACTTCTTGATAATAAGGGTATTGCTTCAATGTATAATCGCCTTTGCTGCCGGCATTGATAACCCAATATTTACCTTTTATATTGTTTGGTATCCTTATTAATCCAACTTTCTCTACATCTGAAAGATAAAGTTCCGGTCTTATTTTTGTCTGCGGTATCTTTATTTTAAGAGTCTCTTCAAGGAATTCCCTATGCCCTTCAGCGAAATGAGCGCCTCGAGCTCCAGACTGGTGTATTAAAGGATATTGCATATCAACACACATAATATCGCCAAGCATTTTAGTCTTACCTATATTAGAGCCAAACCAAGTGTTAATTTCGTTATACTTATTTTCATCATAAGTTAATTTAGTAATATAAGGATTATTCTCAAAGATATCCGGGCAAGGAGTTCGTACATCAGTAATAAATTTATTAGGATGTGCTAAATGTAAATCACGGATGGCATTAGTCATTACTAAGATATCGCCTGGAGAGAGGCGGTTGATAAGAAGAAGTTTTTGTAGTTGCCCTAATTTTTCCTCTATTTCTCTACCAGCAACTAATTTATTGCCATCTTTATAAACTTTAATTCCTTCAATTTCGATTACTGGCGTAATATCTTTTTCGATTTTCTTTCTATACACAAATGCCGGATGCGCCATACCGCTATCACAGCCGGTAATCATCTTTTTCAAGATATAGTTATCCTTAAAATCTTCTTCATTAAATAATGGTTCAACTTTATCAAAAAATCTTTCTATCTCTTCTTGAAGATTCACTCCTAAAAACCTGTCATCAAAGAATCCTTTATTATCAAAGCGTATCGCCATCCTAAAATCGCTTGAACAATATATGAAATAGCCATCATCTTTAAGATGGTTGTATATTCGAGATAAGATTTCGCGAAGTTCTATCGCTGGGACATGCTGTAAGGTATAAATACAATAGGCAAGATCGAAGTTACCTTTTTGTATTTCATTAGGTAAAGCAGTTCCAAATTTAAGACTATTCATTGGAACATACTTTTGAGCTTCTTCTAACATTTGAATAGAAGTATCTATGCCCAAAATATAACAACCACCACATTGCTTTATAATTTCCTTAGCTAATCTGCCGACACCGCAACCATAATCTAAAACATAATCAGTCCGATTAGGATTAAAATAAGATATTATCTTTTTCGCAAACGCTGGAGTTTCCGCATTCCATCTTTCTTCTTTGCTGAAACCATTACACGAACCAACGACTGCTTCTTGCGCTTCTTGAAAATTTTTTACTTTGAAGAGATTATGCTCTTGCATTATTAGCTCCTTTTTTAATTTCTTTTATAGTTATATAAACTTCTTTTCTTAAATATTTTCTAAAAATATCATCTATAAATATTCCATCTGATCCTGGTTTAAAAATTATATAAATAGGAGGTTTCTTATATTCGCCATGAAATCCACTCCATACTTTTCCTTTAATAATAAATTTTTTCATCTATAAATACCTTATTGTCCCATCCTTCAACTTATAACTCCCCGAAGCGTGGGTCTTTGTCATGGAGTTATTAATCTTACACGGCTCGCCCTCCAATATTTTAAACTCATACTCCTCATACCAGGGCGAGACATTAACCTGTACCTGTCCGTTTGGCACAACTATCTTTGTTACAGCAATAACGCTTATCGACTTCACTTCCTCATTCAAACTCTGCCTCTCAAGCACCCTATCCAACCGGCCATCTTTTAAATCGAAAAGGTCGTGTTTTAAAATCTTAATCGAGTTCTGAATAATGTTCTTCTGCTTCTCTAACTCCTCTAACTTTTCGAAAGTCAGTTGTGCCGCTTCTTTAATAATAGTGATTTGTTTCTGTTTAAGTTCCCTTTTTATGCTATCCAGCCTTTGTTCATTCCCATTATTCATTAAGTCTCCTGTTCTACTATTTGAGTAAAAGTAACTCTGTACTTTTGACCTAATTTGAATACATCCTCACTTTTCTTGAAAGTAATCTCTACATGAGAATTGATTTCTTTGTTTTCCGGAGTGATGAATTCTATAACTACTTCCCCACCGGCATAATACTTTTTCGATAATACTAATAACGGCTCTAATATGTTTATCTCGCTAATCGGTTCTATTGGCATTTTAACCTCCTCATCTTATCACCGCTAATATATCTTCGTCTTTTATTACCTGTAACTGCCTGTCCTTTTTCCCGACCTCACTCGCGGGAATCACTATTTCTACCCCCGCGTATTTAGAAAATAGTACCAAATCACCAACAGAAATCTTGTGTTTCGTATTACTGTCATCAGATATCGCGATAACCCGGCCTTTCGTCGGCGCTTTCTGACCCGCAATGTCTGGAATGATAATCCCGCCTTTACTAACCTCTTCCTTACTCTCTGGCTCAATAATAACTCGGTTGTTTAATGGGATAATAGTGTTCATACTGGGTTCTCCTCTCCTCCTTTTTGCAGTTTCTTAACTGCATTATACATATCTAAAATTCCATATGTCTTCTAAAGTTTCCTTAACCTCTGTTAGTGGCATTATAGCCTCCTTTCGCTTACAATAAAAAAGCCCTGATAATAATTCAGGGCTGAATTTTTGCTTACCTTTAGTATAAACCATTATTTATCCTTTAGATAATAATGTGCTTAATCTATTTACAGAATATTTATGCCAATACACAACAAAACCTTGAGAACGATTTAACTTGGTTGCTATATCTTTCACTGTCATTCCGTATCTTTGATGAATTTCTGAACTTAAAGTGTCTCTTATTATTTTAACTTTATCAATGGATATAATTTTTACTCTAAGCCGTCTGGGATGGCAAGAGTGACACACTGCTTGTAAGTTTGATAGGTTATGATTATCTCTTGAGAAATCCTTATGATGAATTTCTACGGCAGAATTTTTCTTACAGATTTCGCAAATGGGGTTATATAGAAGAATAATAAGGCGGTTCTTTTTCATTAAATAGTGATTTGGATATTCTGAAGTTCCACCACGCCAATTTCCATTCCTTTCGCCTTTATTGTTCATACTAAGATAGTTACCATAGAAAGATAGTAATGTCAAGATATTTCTTTTCTGAACTCTTCCTTGTCTTTTACCTATTTTATAATGCTTTGAACTCTTGCTTGATTGATGGACGGTGAGAAGAAGAATAAAGGATAAAATATTTATGAAAATTTGGGGTTTAAACAAAAAAGTAAGAAGATATTTTAGAGATTTAGCTAAGTAGAAACGTAAGTTCGAAGGTATGTTGCAGAGTGGCGGTGCGCGCCCCGCCATTATTTTTTTCTAACTTTTCCGTTATTTTGCTTGTGGATAACTCTGTGGATAAATGAAAATAAATATTTGACAAACATATATATATATGGTATGCTTATTTATAATCAAAATGTTCTTTGACAATTTATGAATTGCAATTCTGCAAATTGTTTAATGGAGGATATCCCGATGGCAAAAAAAACAATCGCAGAATTGTTGCAAGAAGCAAAGCAGTTGCGGGAGCAAGAATCCAAAATCAAAGTAGAGATGAAAGCAAAAAAGGCTGCAATTGCTATTGAATACGCTGATAATTTGCCGGCAGAAGAGAAGCAAAAACAAATTGCAGAAGCGGAAAAGATTTTAACTTCTGCAAAAGCAAAAGCAGGATTGTTAAAAGAGCAATTCAAGATTGCTATGAAAGCAATCAAATCCGATGTTGCTTTTGCAAAAGAGATTCTTGCTTTTGTGAACTACAAACAGAACAACTCCTTGCCGCATCAAAAAAATTCTTTTGTTGTTGAAAAGAATCTGCTTAAATTCAATCGCGATGGTATTAAAGAAATTGTGATTGATATAAGTAAAGCGAATTGGCAAAAAGAATTTAAAGCAAAGTTAGCATTGCAAGGAATAAACGGCGATGATAGAATTGCAGATAATATTGTGTATAAAGCATCGCAGTTGATAAAAAGCAATATCACAATATAAACAAAAGCAATTTAAGAATTGCAATTCATAAATTTTTAAAAGCGCAAGGAACTCTTGCGCTTTTTGTTTTCATACATAAAAAAGGAATTTTTAAAGTTGTGCATAACTTGTGGATAAAGATATCAACAGAGTTGTCCACAAGATAAAAAAGTTTTTTAAGTGTGCATAACTCTGTGGATAACTCTGGCACCTTAACCGAGTCCAATTATCTCCACAGTTATTTCAAAGTAGAAAACCTTTGACGCAGCAATGAAGCAAAGTGAAAATTACAATATAGTTGAAAGGTATATATTATGTATATACATAGTTACTTATATATAATATATATATAATAAGAGAGTTTATTGGAGTGTTAGAAGTGAGGAGATGAGGGCGGTCTCAACTCCCCACATCATAACAGCATAACGGTTCTTTACCATAGATTTATAAGTATAGTAATATCAAAGATTTAACTCACTTATAAAGCGTTATGATTAAAAGTTATCCACAGGATATTAACAGTTAGAGGTTAAAATGTCTAAATCCAAGCGTTATTATCTCGCACTAGTTTTCCTTTTAATCTTCCACGCAAATGTTTTCGCTTCAAATTTGTGGAAGATTACAGCGTATTGCGCTTGTATAAAATGTTGCGGTAAAACAGATGGTATCACTGCTTCGGGCAAGAAAGCGCAGTATGGCTTTGTTGCCTGCAACTGGCTGCCCTTCGGCACGAAGATTTACATTAAAGGTCTTGGTTACTTTACAATTCAAGATCGAGGCGCCAAGTCTCTATTTGGAGATAAGAAAAATCACATCAAACATTTAGATATTTATCTTCCCGGCCATAACGAAGCGCTTCAATTTGGCATAAAGTATTTAGAGGTTACAGTTCTCAAATGAAAGGAGGTGAGAGAGATGATAAATGGGATTAACTGCACAGGTGGTATCAATCTTGCGGAGAAAAAGACATTCACTTTTTACTCTGACCCAGGCCACGGCTGGCTTGAGGTAGAGAAGCAAGACCTGATAGCATTATCTCTGGAAGGCAGGATAAGCAGTTTCTCTTATATAGACGGAGAAAAGGTTTATCTCGAAGAAGACTGTGATGCCTCGCTTTTCTGGAAAGCGTATGAAGACAAATACAATACAACTTTGAGGTATAGAGAAGTTTATCAGGAAGACTGTTTTATTCGCAACCTGCAACATTACAGGAGGTAAATATGCACAGAAAAGATTACGAATTGATAGCGAAGTGTTTAAGGAAAGTAAAAGACGAAGCAGAAAAGGCGGGGATATTTTCGACAGAGACAATGAATAAAATTATCTCAGAGTTCTGTTTAAAACTCAAAGAAGAAAACAGTTCATTCAACGAGCAGAAGTTTAGAGATTATATCCAGAAAGGAGAGTAAGAGATGTATAAAGACAAAAATATTTGCGAAGATTGCAAGTGGTATGGAATGATAGATAGCGGTTATGGATATTGTCTTAGGTTTCCTCCAAAAGATGTAATCAAGAGTAGATTTCCGAGATTAAAAATAGATATTGAATATCAAATAGTACCTTGGACTATGAGAGTTTGTGGAGAATTTTCTTCAAAGGAGGTGATATAAAGATGAAACACTTTTTATCTTGGTTGTTAGGTTTTCCAGTATGCCAGAGTTGCAGTTCAAGGAATTGCCAAAGATGTCCATTAAGTATAAAGCGCTAAGCATAATGCTACAGCGTTAGAAAGGTTAAGATGGAGCCAGAGATATTAGAATGGCTATTTGAGAGCTACAGAGATTAAACGAAACGCTGGAGGCAGAATTATCTCCAGCGTCGGCACTTTGCCCTGATGAGTTTATCTCAGAACAAAAAACATTTTAAGAGAGGAGGTGAGAAAGATGGAAGACAAAACAGTTTGGAGTATCATTGAAGGCAGCGAGCCGGTTAAAGACTTAGAATTATTCTGCGCTGTAAGGCCTCAGGCATTTGGTATGTTTAAGAGGCTTTGTGGAGGTTTCAAGAATCCGAAGACGGAAAATTCTTGGATCTTAGTTGGCATAGTTATTCAGAAGTTCTGCGACTTTACAACAGGGAATAGCGTTATTCCTGAAGCGTTAAAAGACGCAGATGTATTATCTGACTGGCTAATCAAGAATTTAGAGAGATGCCGGCAGGAAAAGATTAACGAAGGTTTGCCAGTTCCAGCAAGATAAGGAGGCAATATGGAAACATATAAGATAATTAGATTTAAGTTTAAAGGAAATCAAAGAGTTATTCAACGCGGGTTATCTCTTGAAGAAGCACAAAGACATTGTCAAAGAGAAGATACACATAAAAAAGACTCTCAGGGCAATGTTATCTGGTTTGACGGATATGAAAAGGAGTAAATATGGAACTCAAAGAAGCATTAGAGGCAGTAGTCAATGAAGCGCAAGGCGGCTTCACTGAATATGCCAAAGAATACGCTCAGGCCGCTTTAGAACTCGGAGATAGCCACAATGCAGTAATTATCTCTGGAGAGAATTCAGGTTTCGTAGGCATTGCCCACGAAAAGACAGGTAAGATGATGATCGGTGAAGAGATGAGAGTGCAGATATTATATGTGCTTTCAAATCTTTCGTATTGGCGAGGAGATAGAGCTCGAGAAGTAAAAAAGGTATTGAAGGAGGCAAGTAAATGAACTCTACAAAAGACGAAAGGCCGTTAACACGCCACGCAAAGTTCCTGATTAAAGAATTATCTGGGACTTTAAAGTGCTTGGAGAAAGCGGATTTTACAGAAGAATTAAAGGAAGAGATGAGAAACTTATCCCAGGAGATGATAAATGCGAATGACACTATTCGTTAAAGACAATAAGATTTGTTATTCAACAGGCAGTAAAATTCTTGCCGAAGAAAAGCTATCTCCACTAGGTTGGCAAAAGGCAGGAAGAATTTCAGGCAGAGATATGTCTGGAGACTTTCCGACAATGACAGATGTATTGAAGAAAGCAAGAGAAGAAGATAAACTTCTTGAAATTCAAGGCGCTTCTGCGATAGAACAGACAAGATCAACTCCGACTAAATTTAGTATCTCTAATATAGAGTGCGACTTCGGTTTATAAGGAGATGAAAGATGCAAAAACTTAATAGAGTCCAGCGCCACTTATTATCTTTCGGCTATCCGATGGGGATAGTCAAAGAGTATAAGACACGTTCTAAACATTATCGAAAGGAGGTGAGAGATTATGTATATGATACTCTGGTGGAAAGATGAAGACAGTTATCTCGATGCTGTAAAGAATGAAAATGGAGGTATTAAACTTTTTGAAAGATTTACAGAAGCAGATGCTTACGCTAATAAAAGTGAACAGTTGAGAGGCAATAAAGCTGATATGAGGGTTATCTCAATAGAGGGAGCGATATAATGGGCTGCCGGATTATAAGGGATAAAGATGATGAATATGAAGTTTTTTACTGCTCTACGACTATGGTAGCGTTTGGACCTGTGATGTATGGAGACGCTGAAGAGTTTATAGGATGGTTAAAAGAAGATCCCAGAAGATATTATGTAATTGAGTTAGATAATTTATACGCACAATTTAGAAAAGAAAAGGAGGTTAGAGATGCCGAAGTTTAAAGTTAAAATATCGTTAGCAAGTTTTGAAGAAATAGTTGACGCTCCAGATGAAAACACAGCGCAGAATATAGCGGAAGAAGATTATTTCCGTTATATAATGAATGTTATGAAGGCAAACCTTATTTTAAATGTCCTTTATATCAAAAGGCTTAATTTGAAAAGGAGGTGAAAGATGGAGAAATTATTAATGATAGAAGCAAGTAATAAAGGAGATATGTCTGTTGGTATTTGGGGCTTAAGAGCAAAAATAACTATTGAAGCCAATGTAGATATGGATGATGTGCTTTCGGACATCAACTATAAAGATAATAGAGAAAAATTTGTTGAAGACATTAAAAATCTGCTTATCTGGATAGATGATATGCCGTCAGAAGTAGATAAAATAGAAATTAAATAAGGAGATGAAACAATGCGAGTCTTTTTCACTTCAAAACAAACAGGAGTTGAAGAAAGGTCAGAAGTTGACGCTCTTGATATTATTCGCGAAGATTATATTTTATCTATCCGGGAAAGCGGAGTGCGGGTATTAAAGGGTGAAACAAAGGAAGAAGTTCTGGATTTCAATTTCGCTGATTTAAAAATAGAAGGTGGAAAGGAAGTGATACAAAGTGGACATCAACCTTGAGAAAACTTTACGCAATAGAGCGGATAATAATCAATGTATTATCTGCGGTAAGGAATTAAATGATAAAAAGATACCGCAAATTATCTTGCAGCACTTTATCTTAGGGCCGGTAATAATATGCGAGAGCCATATTAAACAAAGCGGTTTTGACGCATAAAAGTTCAGGGAGAATATGGTTAAGTCAAGATTAAATTTATCTTTTAACCCAGTTCTATGCTGAAAGGAGGTGAAACATGTTAACAGAGCAAAGTTTAGAACAGTTTACAGGCACAGAAAAGTATTACAGTTATCTCTGCGGCCTAAAACTTACTGACGGCGTTCATTATCTTGCAACTGAAGGCAAATGTTTTTGGCTCTTGGATATTATTGCATCTTATCAGCCAAAACATCATCAGGTGCCTTTTCAACTTTGGGAATTGAACATAGACGAAGAAGAAGACAAGAGGGCCGCAGTTATAACAATGCGTGAAGATACCGGAAAAAAGGCATTAGTGCAACAGCGGATACCCTATACAGATTTTCCGCTGGATTATCTTAAGCTATATGTCATTGACAAAGTAATACTTTTAACAAGTGAATATTAAAAAGGGGGGCAATATGGATGATAGACTTAAAGAGTTTCCAGCACCAAAATCAAAAGATTTTAAACTTGAAGATATACAATCAGTTAATTTCAAACCACACCCTTATACTATTACTCCAAGACATGTTGGGCATTGTTCAGATCATAACTGTGGAATGCTTAACGAACAAGCCATTAGAGATGCTGAAAAAGATGGCGCGAATTGTGGTTGGCGTGATAAAAATAACGCAAGAAGATGCGAACTTCAATACGATGAACATACTTGCGATAAGGTCTTATTCATAAGGGCGTTAGTAAATAAGTCTATTAAAGACCTTACAGGATTAAAAGAGTATTTGTTAAAAATAAAACCAGTTCTCGAAAAGTTGCATCTGTCCGGTGTAGCTTTTATAGAACCGAAAAAAAAGGAGATTTTACATGATTGAGGTTAAAGTCGGCGCCGATGTAATGATACATGGCAGAGTCAAAGAGATTATCATTGGCGAAAAAGAAACTCTTTACAAAATTATAATCAACAAGATAGATCCGCCGAACAGTTGTTATAATGAAGTTTTAGTAAGACCGAAAGATATAGTTGAATAATCTTTAAAAAAACTGCCGGAGTAGCCTAATTGGTTAAAGGCACTCACTCAATCGTATGAGTGTTAAGTAACTCTGTTCGATTCAGAGCTCCGGCACTTTATAAAAAAGGAAATTATATGCGAGAAATATTTAAAGAAAGTTTGAAGAAGATGATACTTAATTATTTCAACTGGAGATTCTCTCGGTCAAGCATGCCGTTATCTATGTATAAAATTCAGGTAATTATCTTCGAAGAAAAAACAAAAATAGATGATGAAATGAGATTAAGCACTTATTGGAAGGAAAGGATATAAATGCAGAAGTTTGAAGATTTTCTAATGGAAAAGCATGCAGAACAATTTATAGGAACTAAAGATGTTATGGTAGATGATTTTGAAAAGTGGTTATCTGAACAAGATATAGATTCTTTTTTCAACTATGGAGAGATATTTGCTAATTTACAAAGAGAAGAATTATTGAGTGTATGTAAAGAAATATACAGTGTGCTTTCAGGTTATAGAGCAGAGCCGTGGTTTCCTAGTGTAACTATGCATAAGATTGAACAAGCAGTTGCAAAAGCAGAAAGGAGGTGAATAATGCCAAAAAGCGTATGCGCTAAATGCGAAGTTGAATTAAAACCAGAACATAACGGCGTGATAGTCGCAGAGATGATGCACAACAATACTGAGATTTATAAACTTTGGTTTGCAGATCTCTGGAAGTGTCCGGAGTGCGGGATTGAAGTGGTATTAGGGTTTGGAGTTCAACCTTATATGGAACATTTTGATGGCGACCTCAATGCAAAGTTAGAAGAACTTAAATTATCTGGCCGGAGAATTATCTATGATAATGAAAGGTTTGGAGGTGATTAAGAAATGGAAAGGCAATACACTGTCAAAAGAAGCGTCTTGAACAGAATGAAAAAGAACTATGATATGAAAACCTGCAATGATTATGAGTTTCTCCAATGGTGGAGGCGTAATCACGGAACTGGCTTTGAAGCCAATATTAAAATACTTGAGAGGAGGTGATAAAGAATGATTACTAAAGAAAAGTTTCAAAGTTATGAAGATGTTAGACAGAGTGGTAAGACTAATATGTTTGCGGTTAAAACAGTTATGGCACTCAGTGGTCTTACAGAGGAAGAATGTTTAGATATAATGAAAAATTACGACAAATACAAGGAGATGTATAAATGTGTAAATATATCGTAGTTGAAAGTTGTTATGGAGAGTTTCATGGTGTATCAACTATTGAAGCGCCGGATATATATGAAGCTTATGAAACTACTGAAAGAGAAGGCCGCAACGCAAGTCAATTTTCTATTTATGATTTACAAGCGGCGAGAAATCTCGCGCTTAAAATTATGAAGGAGGTAAGAAAAAATGCGAAGACTAAATGCAAAGCAGAAGAAGTTGCTAGACATCTGGTATGAAAAGAATAAGAAAGATATTGAGGCAGGAATAGCCTTTTTTGATTTATCAACTTGTGATTTATTTAGTGTAGATTTTCTTAATGAATTAGAAAAGTTAAATGACTTTGAAACAATTCATCAAGAGATCAATAATTATATTCAGGAGAAATAAAGATGAAGAAAATAAAGTGGATAAATGGGAATAAAATGTTATTTGAAAGCGACCACAAGACTTTTAACCGGCAGACTAATTGTATCTCTACCGGAAATGTCATTGCTGATACTCAATACAGCGGATTTATCAGGCCGTATAACGAAACAGAATGCAACGGCTTTACAAATCCGAAAGGTCATCTGCAGGAATACGATTTAAACTGGCTGTTAAAAGATGTGCCTGGGTATGTAAAAGATTGGATAAGAAAGTATGCAAAGACAAAATCAGTCATCGCTTATCATTTCTTTTACAGAAACAAAGAGAGAAGAAAGATAGATATTGGTTATGTAGTTACTACGCCTGAATACAAAAAAAATAAACTGCTTAATAAGTGGTATGCAGAAAATACACAAAAAGTCCGAAGTGTTTTAGATGAGGCAATAAAGTATATAGTCAATTAAGGAGGTGATAAAGATGATGCACCGATTACGGGGCGAATCCGCCTCAAGAAGATATTTTATGGATGAAGTAGAATTATCTCCACAGAGAAGTCAAAAAGTTTATAACCACTCGCCGGATGGCTTCAGTCATGGATATTTAGGTTCCGGCTGCGCTCAACTCGCTTTAGCGATAATGCTTGAATTATATCCAGAACGAATCGCTTTACAAAAGTATCAGCGATTCAAATTTGACACTATCGCAATACTGCCGGTAAACAAGGATTTTGATATTGAGTTCGAAGCGTAAAAGAAGATAAAAGACTATGGCAGAGAATAAAAAAGTAACTATTGGGATAAAGTTTGACGGTAAAGTAGTTTATCTAAAAACAAAAGAAGTTACCATTTATTTTCAAAAAGAAAAACTTATTGAAGTAATTGATATCTTCTTGGAAAATAACACTTAAATAAAGGAGGTGAGATAAGTGAAAAAGCCATTATTTGAAGCAGATTTTGAATTATCCGGACAGACAAAGAATTTTTATACCTTTATGATGAAGGATAGAAAAAATCCTCCGGATTTCCATCCAACTAAGATTTACATCAAACAAGATTTTTGTAAAGTAATAAGTGGTAGAGATATAAAATTAACTATAACTGAAAAGGAGAAGTAAAAATGAACTTACAGACAATAAAAATAGACCAGATTTCTACTGGCGAGAATATCAGGAAAGATATTACCAAAGAATCTTTATCCAGTTTAATTGAATCTATCAAAGAAAAAGGGATATTGCAACCGTTATTAGTCAGAGCAAATGGCGGAAAATTTGACTTGCTTGACGGCTATCGCAGATTTCACGCCGCGAAATATGCGGAGTTAAAAGAAGTGCCGGTTATCTCCATTGATATTGAAAAAGATGACCGCATTGAATATCAGTTAGTTGCTAATCTGCAAAGGGAAGATTTGAATGCCATTGATGAAGCGTTAGCTTATAAGGCATTAGGCGACGATTTTACAGTCAAGGATATAATGGTAATCACAGGAAAGCCGGAATACAGGATCCGCAGGATATTAGCGTTACTTACTCTATGCGAAGAAGTAAAGGAGATGATTAAGAAAAGCGAAATCTCTGAAGAACACGGGTTTGTGTTGACGCGGATACAGTCTCCAAAATTTCAGAAAGCGTTAGCTAACGACATTAAAAAGTATAAATATTCACCTACCAGAGCGGAAGGGGAACTTAGCCATTATTCGCAACGTATTGAGTCTGCATGTTTTGACAAGAAAGATTGCACTAAATGCGCTTTCAACGGCTCTTTGATGAAAGACCTCTTTGACAGGGATAATTCTCTTGACGGAAAATGTTTAAACGCTGATTGTTATTTCAAAAAGATATCTGAGTTTCAGAAAGTTAAAGAAGCAGAGTTAAAGAAGTCCGGGAAAAAAGTAATCGTAGTCAAAGATGAGCCTTCGTATGGTTCTAAAGAGTATGAAGCGATGAAAGAGTTAGTTGACTTTACCGGATATGAAGCGCAAGGTTTCGATAAAGAGAAGTTTACAACGGAATGTAATGTAACCTGCCCTACTTTCGCATTTATCATCGGCCCTGCTGGCCAAGTAAAACCGGTATGCTTAAACGCTGATTGCTTCAAGAGGTCGTTACGCAAAGCAAAAGCAGTTGAACGCCGTGCTACCTCATTGCCTAAAACAGGAAATCCAGAGAAAGATGCCTCTATCCAATATGAAACCAGGCAGAAAGCGAATAGGACTGACTTTTTTAAACGCGATTTCTTCATCAAAGGGTTGAAAGAGAACGCTAAAGATATTCAGATTAACCGTATATTGCTACATCAGTTATTTCATTTAGAGAACAGCAATAGTGATAGTATCTCCGAGTTCCTAAAATTAGATAAACCTGTTAAAAATTATATGGCTCGAGATATCAACCTGTTAAAGAACTTAACCAACTCAAAGTTAATCGAGTTAATCAAGGAAGTTACATTAAGCCACCTCAATGAATATGCCACAGAGACTTTAGAGAAATTAGGAGAAGAGGCAAGCCTGAATATCGGAAAGCAATTCGTGATAACCAAAGAGTATCTCGAGAAGTTTACCAAAGCCGGTTTGATGAAACTCTCGAAAGAACTGAAACTTAAAGTCGGTAGTTTGGTCTGGAAAGATAAAAAAGACGAAATAATAACAACATTACTCGGTTCAGGTACAAAAGGAAAGGTGCCAAAGGAGATGATAAAATGAGATGTTTCAGTGTTTCAATTAAGGATCTCTTGGACAAAAAGAAAAATCCAAAATTAAGTTTATCTGCCAAAGAGATTTTTAAAAACAAGAAAATACCGAAGAAGGAGATTAAATGATAGTCATTCTTTGCGACGGTTCAAGTAAAGGCAATCCCGGACCTGCTTCCATAGGAGTGATTGCCTGGGATAGAGCGAATAACCCGCGAATTATCTATCCTAACTATCGCTTTCACCAAGATATCGGTATAAAAACCAATATGGAAGCGGAGTGGGAAGCGTTACTTAGTGCTATCAGATATGCACTAACGAGAGATAAAACGCAGGAAGTTTATATCTTCTGCGATTCTCAAACTGTTGTCAAGCAGGCAAATGAAGTTTGGAATGTTAAACACGATAACATAAAGCCGCTGTATGAATCTTTTCTTGGATTAAAAGCTCAACTGCCGAAACTACATATCTTCTGGGTGCCAAGGCAGTTAGTTTATCTAGCGGATAAAGCGGCGACGAGAGGAGTTAAAAATGAGATGCCCATTTAATTGTGATAATAAAGACAATAATCCATTTTTTGATAATGCAGTTGAACATTTAGTTATTGTCTTTGACGCAAAAGGTCATACGCATATCCACGGCCCTTTTGGAAATGAATACGCGATAAGGAAGATGGCAGACGCTTTAGTTACAGAAATGCGGAAAAACGGAATTAATTATATTCCGGTAGCGCAACAGGATAAGGAATGAGGAGGTGAGTTTTAATGGTAGCGCATAGAAAGAATAAGAAAGAACGCAAGGTGCAAGTCCTTGTCGGCCTACATCAAGAAGAAATAGCGTTCTTAGACCGCAAGATCAAGAAAGATATGGAGAATTGCGATTCCCGTTCTGCGATTATTTGCTGGTTAGTTCGGCAAGCTATGGAACATCCGGAAATGCTTGACCAGAAATAAACCGTTACGAAAGAAACTAGTTGACAAGGAATTGGTTTGTGTTATACTAATTATCGTCGAGTAAATGCATCTAATTTTGCATCTAATTCTTTGTATAGCATAACGGTATAACACAATGATATTCAAGGGCGCTAGTAGCGTGGCTGAAAACGGTGCGGTTTCTATTCCGCAATCTCTACCTACCGCTTCGCAAGAAGCAAGGAGAGAATTAGAACAGCCGAGAGCAAATTTTTCCAGTTTAGCGGCTCTCCCTAATTTATTTATGAGCAGATTAGTTTAAATGCGGTAGAACGCCAGAGAATTCTATATGAAATCTGGAAATGAAGGTCCGACTCCTTTATCTGCTCGGACATAAAAGAAAATAGAATGCCTACCAAAGAAGAAATGATTAAAGGATTAGACGCACTTGAAGAGCTGCTTAATGAACAACATCAATTAGGCAAAGACGGTTTGATATTTATATTTGAAAGTGGTCTCTGGAAAGAATTTATGGCGTATCATAGTAAAAGATATTTAGAAAGAAAAAAATGATTTGTCCAAGATGTTTAACGGCACTCGAAAATTATAGCAATGAAGAAGGGGGTTGGTGTCCGAAATGCGAAGATTGGTTTCCGTCTGATATAATAGAAGAGTTTATAAATGAAAATGAGTAGTGGTGTAACTTTGAGAGTAGGTGCCGAGCGTCGAGTTGGCTCAAGGCATTAGGGTAGAAGATGAAGCACATCGGGGGTTCCCCGAAGGTTTTGCTCAACGCAAACTACTCAACTATAAAAAGGAGATATAAATGCTTACAGTAGGAGATGTAATTCTGTTAATAGATTTGAAATGTCCTTTATGTAATACAGAGCAAGCATATAGTAATGTAAGTTATTCTGTAGGAGGAAATAAGTGTTGCACTCATTGCGGATATATTTTTCCTGAAGTGTATGTTGGAAAGCTAGTAGAACAAATAAATAAATAAATAAATAAATAAATAAATAAATAAATAAATAAGGAGTTCTTATGCAAGTTTCTACAAATTCAGATTCGGCAATCTGTAAATGCCAATATAGTGAGAAAGAACTCGTCAAAGCAATAGGCGATTATAAATTCAATAAAGCAAATTCCACTTGGGTCTTTCCGCTCCGCAAACTTGTTGATATTATTGATAATCTTAAAGTTGAATACTCTGACGAAACAAAAATTATCTACGACCACCTCCGCGACGAAAGAGAAGAATACCATAGAAAAGTTAACCTTGCCAATAAGATAAAATCCGATACCTGCTTAGTTGACAACCTAGACGGAATTGATTTATCGATATGTTATCAACATCAAAAGAAGGCGATAAGCCTAGCTGCGATGTTTGGAAGTTATGCGTTGTTTCTTGAGCCTGGCTTAGGCAAGAGTCTTATTGCAATAAAATTAATTGAATATTGGAAAGTGCCGGCAATGATAGTTGCGCCGCTTTCTACATTAGAGTCTGTCTGGGTTAATGAAATAAAAAAATGGTCTAAATTAAATGCGGTTATTTTATGGCATAACTTAAAAGAAATCAATAATGGGTATGATGTATATATAATAAATTATGCACATTATAAAATACTTTCTCAAAAATCCAAAATTGAAGATAAGATTAAGTGTTTAATTATTGACGAAAGTTCGGTCATGAAGTCGCCTCGAGCTGCTATTACCAAGACTATACTGCATTATAAAGATAAAATACCTCATCGGATCGTAATGAGTGGCACCCCCAACCCCAATTCATTATTGGAATTTTTTGGACAGATGACCTTTGTAAATCCTGAAGTATTAGGCACTGACAATTATTTTCGTTTTCGTAATACATACTTTTTTTCATGCGGTTATGGTGGCTATATTTACAAACCAATGAAAGGCGCTCAAGAAGCAATAATTGAAAACATATCAAAACAGGCCTTCAGCCTAAAAAAAGAAGATGCGTTAGATTTGCCTGAACAAGTTTATGAAACGAGGCATGTCTATATGGATGAAGTGCAACAGAATGCTTATGATATGATGAAAAAAGAAAATATATTGGAATTTAAAGACAGCATTACTTTAGCCGCGAATGAATTGGCGAAGATTTGTAAACTCCGAGAGATCACCGGAGGTTTCGTTATAAATACAGAAGGTATCCCTGTAAAAATAAGCGATACAAAAATAGAAGCACTAAAAGAATTATTAGAAGAAATCCCTGCGGATAGGCAAGTTATTATCTGGGTGCAGTATCACTGGGAGGTCAGAGAATTAAAAGAAACTTTTAAAGACAATGCCTGCATTCTTTATGGTGATATGCCTCAAAAGGAAAAGATTAAAAGCATAGAAGACTTCCAGAATAATAAATATCGCCTATTAATAGCACACCCTCTTAGCGGGGGAAGCGGAATTAACTTCCAGCAAAGTTCATACGCTGTCTGGTATTCTTTATCTTATTCTTCCGAACAATATATTCAGGCTAATGACCGGCAGCACAGAATTGGTCAACACAACAAAGTAACTTACTTTCACTTATTAGCCAAAGATAGCATTGATGAAATAATTTATAAAGCATTGAATAAAAAGATTAGTTTAATTGAAGCATGTCTTGAAATGTTAAAAGGTAGAAATGGCTAAAATAAAGATTAAAAAGGAAGCAATAATGGGAAATAAAATCTGCCGTAAATGTGGAAAAAAAGAATTTGGGTCTGGCTGGCCTTTTATGTCTCCTTATGGGTTATGCAATGAGTGTTTTCAAGATTTTTTACCTTTTATTCATAAAGCACTAATGAGATTTTTAAAGACCAGAAAAGGCAGCGGCAAAAAAAGTTGGGTAACGAGAAGGAAGCATTTACATGAGTGAGAGAAAATTATATTCAATATTTAAAAAGAAAATCAAAGAAGCAGATTCGAATTGCTGGGTTTATAAGATACCGGATTTCCCGGGTTGCACACTACGTCCAGCAGATTTCTTTCTTTTAATTAAAGGCGTTCCTTACTTGATAGAGATAAAATCTAAAAAAGGCGTTCTTACTAAATACCAGGCATACTGCCTTCAGGACTTTATACTTGCCGGTGGGGAGGCGTTAGTATATTGGCAAGGGAAAGAAACGTTAGATGAATTTATAGCGAAGATAATAAATAAAATAAATGAAAGGAGGTGAATAGAATGCGTATGTATGTTTTACAAGCAAAGTTAGGCGAACAAATCACTACCCAAGCAATCCCAGCCCGGGATACTTTCAACGCAAAAGTTTTAGCCGTGCATAAAATCAATGCCAACTACGTTTCTGACAAACGGTATGCTAAAGGCGAACTTAGTTTAAAAGACCCAGATGGTAAAGTTGTTTGGAAGATAGCGGAAGTGGTAGAAGAAAAGAAGGAAGGAAAATAATAATGAAGATTAAAAAAGGATTAGAAGATTCGACAGGTGATTTCTGGTATGATTTAACTGATGGTGGATATTTAGACCCTGATGACATCTGTGAAAATCCAGAAGATGCAAAGAAAGTTAAAGAAGCAATAAAAGTTATAAAGGATTTTGAAGATAGTTGTGAAGAACAAATAGAAGGATTTATTAGATAAAAAAGGAGGTGATTAAAGTTATGTCTGAAACAGGTTTTTGTATGAAATGCAAGGCGCCAAAAGAAATAAAAGAAGCACAAGAAATAACAATGAAAAATGGCCGCAATGCAATTAAGGGCAAATGCCCGGATTGCGGGACAAAGATGTTTAAAATTTTAGGAAAATCTTGACAAAAATTTATAATCTGTTATACTAAATTCATCAAAAGGAAGGCGGTATTTTTATGTCTAATAAGGCAGCCGTAGGGTTAGAGAAGCTTAACCGCTTTTCCTTTTGATACCTGAAAGCTGCCTTTTCTTATTTAAAAAATGTTTGATAAAAAAGAATACAATAAACAGTGGCGACAAGAAAATAAAGAATACCAAAAGCAATGGCGACAAAAAAATAAAGATAAAATAAAACTAATTTCAAAACGGTATCATGATAAAAATAGAGAAAAAATACTTGTTTATCATAAGCGTTACTATTATCAAAATAAAGATAAAATAAGCCAATATCATAAACAATGGCATCAAAAAAACAAAAAGAAAAGAGCAATACAAAGTTATCTTTATTATAAGAAAAATAAAAAAAGAATAGCATTGTATTATCGTCTTTATCAACAAAAATATGGAAAGCAAATATATAATAGACGTAAAGATATCCTTAAAAAATATCGCATAAAAAATAAAGAAAAAGTAAAACTTTGGTTATCTCAATGGCGTAAGAAAAATAGAAATTATATTAAAGAATACAATAAAAAATATCGACAGAAAAATAGAAAAAGATTATTAAAACAAAAACCAATTTGGGATAAATTGTATTATCAAAAAAATAAGGTAAAAATAAGATTATGCCAAAACTTATTTTATCAGAAAAATAAAGATTTTTTAAATAAGCGTAGAAGAGAATCTGTAAAAAATAATCCGCTAATAAGAATAAGAAATAAAATGTATACTCAAAAAAGAAGGTTATTAATGAGAAAAGCTGGTAAATTAACTATTAAAACTATTCAGCGAGTTTATGAAAACAATATTAAAAGATACGGTACCTTGACCTGTTACCTTTGTTTAAATCCTATTAAATTCGGTAATGACCACTTGGAACATAAGATACCTTTAACGAGAGGAGGGACAAATGAATATAGAAACTTAGCACCAGCATGTCCACATTGTAATAATAGTAAATGGAAAAAGACAGAAAAGGAATACCGAAAGGAGATGAAACTTTATGAAAGAGAACGAGCTGTTAGAAGCTATCCTTAATGCACGGCAAAGAGTAGAAGAAATAGATGCTACTTTGTCGGAGGCCAAAGAGGTGAAAGACAAAGCAGAGATGGCTCTAGTAGAATACATGGATGACCATGAACTGAAAACATTTTGCAGTTCAGCATTTAAATGTTTGGTTATCCGAAAGGAACCTTTATTTGCAAGTATTCTACCAGACAAAAAAGAAGAAGCGTTTCGCTGGATAGATGAGATATGCGGGAGAAAAGATTTAATAAAGCCTAGTATTCACAACCGCACATTAACTTCTTTTATCTCTGAAAAATTAAAAGCTGGAGAACCAATACCTCCAGATGTGTTCGCGTATTATTTTAAACCAACGATAACAATACAAATGGGATAAAAGGAGGGTTCAAATGGATAAAGATAAAGAGTTAGAAATAAAAAAGGAAGGCGCTCTCGTACCGCGTATCTCCGGAGAAAAAAATCTACCTGCAGGTTTTGACGAAATAGAGGAAGGGGATATCAAAATTGCCAGGTTATCTATACTGCAAGGTCTTTCAGAAGTTGTTATTGACGGCAAGGCAAGAATGGGGCAACTCGGTAATTCCTTGACTAAAGAAGTTTACGGAGACGAGATTGATTTTATCCCGTTGTTCATGTTTAAGACTCGGGCTCAATTCGATATTGAAAGAGGGTTAGTAATGATGTCGCGAGACAACGTAACCGTAACTATGGCGATTGATGAGTTCTCTGAATACTTAGATAGGCCGGTCGAAGAAGTCCCAGGTTCAGATTGGGATGGGGATCAGCCGCCTACATTCAGCATAGTATACAACTTTCCAGTAATGCTTGTCGGTAAACTCAACCAGTTCCCGATTTCTCTTTCTCTAATGCGTACCGCAATAAAGACAGCGAAAGAACTTCTTTCAATGGCTCGGTTCTCCGGTGAAGATATGTTCGCTAGAGTGTATACACTAAAATCAGAAATCGTTAAAGGGGATAAAGGAACTTACGCCGTGCCGGTAATCAATTTCAACAGGCGTTGTGAAGATGAAGAGTATATGATAGCCAAGAATTTTTTTGATATGCTTTACCGCAGGAAGAAAGACATCGATGTAGAGTTGACAGAAGAAGATAAAACCGAGTAAGATTTAAAATGTTGACATCTCCCATAAAGTAAGAATTGACCCTTCAGGCAGAAACGGAACGAGATCCCATGCTCGTTAGCGGTGCATATCGTCTGCAAAGACATACCGCACCTCCTTTATTGCCTCGAAGAAACCCTTTTCCAGTTTCTATTTCTTCGTTACTTTATGGGGATAATAACAGATATGATAAATAAAATGAACGATTTAGATAAAATAGATAGTATAAGTTTAGCATTAGAACTGCCACAGGTATATGAGGATTATAATATGGAAAAGAATAAACTTAAGAAGATTAAAGTTTGTGGATATTGTGGCTCAGACCACGGCTGTTCTTGTCGCAGAAAACTTGAAGACCAGGATTGGAAGGATAGGTTTTATATGTTGAAAAGAAAATAACCCTCTGGGCTGGTGTGGCTCGGAAAGGATAAGGATGAAAAAACTTAATATACAAAGTAATGGTCGTCCTGACAATTTTCAAACACCCAAAGAAGCACTTGATATACTATTGCCCTATCTTAAAAAAGATTGGCAAATATGGGAGTGTGCTTGGGGGAATGGCAACTTATATACATTTTTAGAAGAAGCAGGATTTAAGGTTTTAGGAACAGATATAAATGGAAAATATGGACATCGGCTTGACTTTCTTACAGATTCAATGTCTTTTCCTTATGATTGTATAATTACAAATCCACCTTATTCTCTCAAAGATAAATTTTTAGCGAGAGCTTATAAATTAAATAGTCCATTTGCTTTTCTTTTACCTTTAACTGCACTTGAAGGGAAAAAGAGAGGTTCGTTATATAAAAGATACGGTATAGAGTTAATTATTCCAAATAAAAGAATAAATTTCATTACTCCATCAGGTAAAGGATCAGGTGCTTGGTTTCAGGTTGCTTGGTTTTGTTGGAAATTAAATTTACCCAATCAATTAAATTTTGTGGATTTATCCCTGCCATCAGCCCAGGGGTAAAAAAGGAGGAGGTGAAGAATGAATAAAATAATAACCTGTAATATGACAGATTGTATTTATAACCAAGATAAAGGGGAAAAAGAAGGTGTAAATCGTTTTCAATGTAGCAATGATGAAACAGAAATTGACGCTTCGACAAATAATACGCCGACTTGTTATACATACGAAGACGGAAAACCTGACGACAACGAATAAAACTGGGAGGTAATTAAATGAGAAAAATAATAGGAGTTAAAACTACAAAATATATTTATGGAGAATTTATTATAAGAAAAGGATAAAACTAATGGACACAAAATCAAAGATAGCGGCGGAGATTGAGAAGATTTGTTATAAATATATAGACATAGAGACATCTAAATATTCTAAAGCATTACTAAGAATTTTATCCCAAGCCGCCGCCGACTGGATAATGGAGAAAGTGCCGAGTAAAGATAAATTTTATCAACTAAAAAGAAAATAACCCTCTGGGCTGGTGTGGCGTGGTAGCCAAATATGAGGTTCAATGGTGAGAATATTGCAGACCAACTGCCATCAGCCCAAGGGTAAAGATACCACAAAGAGAGGTTAAAATGAATAAATTTAAAACATATTATATGTGGTGGCAACGAAGTTTAAGAGACCAATCTTTTCTTTTTTCTCCGTGGAAAAGAACCGATTATGTTTTTAAGGGAAGAAGCCAAAAAGAAGCCCGAAAGAAACTAACTAAATTTGTAAATGCAGCACAGATTACGGGAAGATTTTTATGTGTAGAGAGTGGATATGAATTAACTACCACGGGAGAAGAAACAAAGTCTCCCATAGAACAAATTTTAGAATCCGCCATAGCCCAGGGGTAAAAAAGGAGGGGAGATGAAGGAAATAGTGAAGTCTATTACTGATATTATTATTAATTTTTTTCTTTTAGAAAAGAGTTGGGCAAAATTATTTTATATCATTAGTCCAAAAGACGAGAAAGTGATAAGAAAGTTAGCCTCAAAAATTGCTGGAAGTCCAGAAGTAAGACAATCTTTTCTTAATGAATGGGATAAGGGGGGAATGTGAGAGAGATTGCCAACCTTTTTGAACAGGAGGGGAAGAAGTGAAAGAATATAAACAAGGTTTTATTGATGGTCTTACCGCATTTGCTTGGTGGAAAAATGGACGAGAGGTTTTAGGAACAAGTGAAACGCCTCTCAAGGAAACAAAAATCAATGTTGAAAAGGTTTGGAATTATGACCCTGCTTATAAAGATGAATATTTAAACCCAAATTTACAGGAGGGGAAGAAGTGAAAGAAAGATGTGTATGGCAAGTGCATAATCGTGATGGATATCAGTTAGAATGTAACTTAGGGGTTAATGTGCTTAGGAGATGTCCTGGTTATCCATATCTAAATTGTGAAGATTATAAGCCAGAAAACTTGGCAACAAAGGACGAACACTCACAGGAGGGTTAAAAATGGCAAAGGGTAGGAGGAAAAGGTTTGTTGTTTGGGTTAATCACGAATGGGAATATAATTTTAAGAAAAAGGAACATCCTGCTGGTGGTTTTAAAGAATTAGTTATCCCAGAGAACAGAGAATATGAATTGGGATTTGCTGATACGGAAGTCTGCATCACCATAGAAGAACTCGGAGGCGGAAAATGAATGAGCAAGGGATAAAAGAGGCGGTGGAACAAGTTCAAAAGTGGTATGACAGTAGTGCAAGAATGAGAGTGAAAGAAATAAAATTACTTATTGACCTCGCCCAGCAATACCTCAATGTAAAGGGGATGCCAGAGGAAAGAGAGAAAAAGTTTTGTAATTGTGATATGGTAGCTGAACCAGCATCATATTGTGGTTGTAGAATTGACAATTTCAACGAAGCCTTGCACCTCTGCAAATTGGCGATGATGAAGCAATCCCAAGTGTCCGAAGAACCCCAGAAATCGAGGGATGAGAAGGTGAGGGAAGTATTAACCAATCTACTTAAACTATATTTAACGGGGAAGAAGAAAGAAATAAATATCCTCTGGACTTCCTATGGTGAAAGAAAAGTGGATGATGCCATCTCTCAACTTAATACTATATATGAGCAGAGGATACCGAATGTGGAGAAGAGATGAATAAGAATGAATGGGATAAGATGATGGCTATGATGTATGAGGTCTACTATTGTGTGGGAGTGGTATGGGTGATGAATTAAGTTATCTTAATAAATAAGGAGCCTGTTATGTCTCAAAATCTTAATGCTTTTATGAAATTATTTTCAGGGCGCGCAGATGCATTCGGGATGAACAATTTTTGTATGAAGTCTACTTTAACGACTAAAATTTATCAAGACCATCTCGATGGGATACAGCGAATCGGTATTTATCCCATCTATGATAAACAATGGGTTAAATTTATCTGTTTCGATCTTGATGAAGATAATTTCGATAAAGCATTAACTATAAAACAAAGACTCGAAAATCTTAATCTTAAAATCTGGTTAGAACGCAGTAAAAGTAAAGGAACACACGGTTGGCTATTTTTCGATAAACCAATCGAGGCGGTAAAGCCGCGCCTCATTTTTGAAAGCATTTTAGAAGAATTAGGAATTATTTGTGAGATTTTTCCTAAACAGGATGAAATCAACGAAAACGCCCCGTATGGGAACTATATCAACCTGCCTTTATTCGGCGGCGATGTCAAGAACGGACGCACAGTGTTCATCAATGATAAGAATAATATTATTATTGATGATGTTAAAGATATCCATAAAATTAGAATCACTGATTCAGGCATTATCCCCGCAGTGATGTTTATGCGAAAATTAGCACGTAAGAAAATCATCATCACTGAAACATCTGAAGAACATAAAGTTTATTCCAAAGAACTGCCTTGTATCGAAAAAATAAAACAAGGAGTTAATGTAGGGCATAGACATAACGCTGCTTTCAGGCTTGCAATACATTTTAAAGAACGTGGGTTAGGAAGTGATGAAATAGAAACTTTATTAGAGAATTGGAATTCTAAACAAGAACTCCCGCCAGATAAAACAAAACAGCAAGTTGAAAAAGAACTTTCTCAAATTATTAAATCGGTATTTAAAGGCGGATATAAAAGTTATGGCTGCGACGATGCATTGATACAACCTTATTGTGATAAAGAAACTTGCCCTTTAACCAGTTCTCAAGTCAGAAAGGAACAAATTGAAGCTGGGATTATTACTATGGTTTTCAGAGATCCAGATGCGATGGTTTTTAAAAAGAAAGATTATGAATACCGGTTGACCAATTTTGAGTTTACCAAAGCCGGAAAGTTCAAAGTATCTCTAACATTATCTAAGTCCGGGAAGATTGCTCATAAGGATATCATCAACCTTAGTATGGCCTCAAACCGGAAACGCTTTGTTGCTGCAACCAAGGATGAAGAAATAGACAGCGACCTAATTAAACTAGAAGATTTAGTCAAGAAACAACTAGAAAAAGAAGAACATGATAAGTTGCTTGCGCCGAAGCAACTTTATATCATGACCGAAGGAGAAAAAAATGAAGCGATTAAGTTTCTTGAATCAACTCCCAATCTTCTTTATCATATCATCGACCTTACTAACCGCATGGGAGTTATGGGGGAAGAAACATTAAGGCTAATGGTATACCTCTGTTATACATCACGGATACTCAGCGAACCATTATCTATGACAGTGAAAGGAGAAGCGTCAAGTGGTAAATCCTTTGCCTGCACAAATGTCCAAAGACTTATCCCTGAAGAAGGTTACCATTTCATTACGCGAGCTACACAAAACGCTTTCTTCCATTTGCCTGAAGATGGGATGCAGCATAGAATTATCTATATCAACGAACTGCAAGGCTCAGAAAGTGCTGACTACTCTATTAGAACAGCTCAGTCTGAAGGGGACTTGATTTTGATGATGCCGATAAAAGACCCAGCTACCGGAGACATGGAAACTGTAACCAAACGCGTCAAAGGTCCGGTAGGTTTTCTTATCACCACTACCAAATCGCATATGTTCGATGAAAACGAAACGCGGAACTTCAGTGTATTCAGTGATGACTCACCACAGTTGACCCAGGCAATCGGAGATATCACAGTGCGTAAAGCAATGGGGGAAACTTTCAAGATTGATGAGAAAGAATTGAACTTATGGAAGAATATCCAGCGTTTATTAAATCCTGATTATAAAGTAATTATTCCCTATGCCAAAGAGGTATTTTCTAGCTTTCCGGATAAGCCGGTACGCATAAGAAGAGACCGAGAACGCTTTCGGGTATTAATAGAAGTTGTTACCTTACTGCACCAATTTCATAGAAAACAAGAAAAATCAAAGGAAGGCACCATACACCTTATTTCTACACTAGCTGATTATTATGTAGCCAAAACCATTGCAGAGTCGATATTAACTTATACCATCTATGAAATAGGGCCTTCAGCAGAAGAACTTTGGAAGGCCATCAATAATATGAAATCTCATTTTGAACAGGAAGACCCAGCGCATGAGTTTATCTTTAAGTATAAGGATGTCGCGGAATATGTTGACTGGAAGGTAGAAAAAGTAAAAAAATGGGTATATGTGTTAGTACATGGCAACCTACTGGAATATGAAGAAAAAGGCAGTGTTGGCGGCAGAGGCAAGGCTTCCACATTTAAGATATCGAAAAGAGGGTTAGAATGGTCGAGCAGTACGCTAGGCTTCCTACCTAAAATCGAGGATATTTGGGAACATTTCAAATGTGATACTAAATTATTTTATGACCCCTTGTCCGGGAAAGCAATCAGCCCGACTACGGCAGATGCACCAGACGGTCTCTTGGAGGACTAAATGGGTGGCGGATGGATAATAGAATTTAAAAAAGTATTTGTTAAATGCCTAGTGCTTAGTTGTAAAAGAAAGCATTACGCCAAAGGATATTGTGAGAGACATTATCATCAGTTCTGCCGAAGTAAGTATCCTTTTACTTTAAATGAATACTTAAATTTCAAAGTATCTAGTAGATTAAAAAAAATAGCAAAAAACAAAATAGAAAAGAAAGCAGATATAATTATAAAAAATAAAACAGCAAGAAATCTTTATCAAGAAATAAAAGAAGCGGATATTAATATGTTTCGATACAAAGATATAGAAAATTTAACAGGATGGAAGTACGAAAAGGTCAAGAAATATATTCTTTTACTTGTTAAACTTCATAAAAATATCTCTATTGGTAAGCATTCTGGCGGTAAGCAAGCCGTGTTCAAAATTAGCGTGTAACGCCATAACGCTTATTGGCTGGTCTAAAAAACAGGACTTTGTTATATTGCAATGACTTACGGAAATTTTGGAGAAACTGTTATGAAAGTTTCACCAGGGATATGATACATTAATTTTTATTTTAATGTTTATATATTTTTTAAAATAATTCTTTCATATACCTTTTTGGCTTGCACGTAACGGTTTTTACAACATTGAGTAATTGCAACGAGTTATGGAAAATTGAAAAAATAAACCGTTACAAAAAACTGCCTAAAATGAAGAATTTCAAAAAAACAGCAACGGTTCAGCACTAAAAAATCTATACCAAAAACAGTAGCCAAACCGTTGCTATTTTAGAAACACAAAAATGAATAATATCCAAGACTTCAAGCAATCCTACGATCGATTTCTCAAGGCACTTCGTTACATTATTAATAACGAAGCAACACTGAAACAAGACGAAAAGCGCTGGGCTAAAATAAAGCAAAACTTTGAACTCAAGTTTGAAAAACCTATGGATGAAATTTGGAAATCATTAACAGCCGAAGAACAGAAACATCTCGCGCCGATTTATCTGCATCAAAAGGCGCTTCAAAACGAAACAGTGAAGCGAGTTATAGATGTATTTGACGCGAAGATAAAAAGTATAGAGGAAGAAAATGAAAGTTCTTCTAATTAATATAGATTCTAAAATACCTAATTTCGCCCTTAAAAAGATAGAAAAATATCATTTAGATAATGAGGATGAAGTTATTTGGAATAATGAACTTATGGCTTCTATTTGCGATAAAACTTATGTATCTTGTATCTTTACCAAAAATAAATATAAATGTAGAGACTTCGAAGGCAAAGCCGAAATCGGCGGTTCTGGTTATGATATTTATAAAAAACTTCCTAAAGAAATAGAAAAAGTTAAACCTCATATAAATTTAGGGTTTGCTACTCGCGGTTGTATTAGAAAATGTCCTTTTTGTATTGTTCCACAGAAAGAAGGTCCTATAAGAATAGAAGCAGATTTATATGATATTTGGGACGGTAAATCAAAAAAAGTAACTTTTCTTGATAACAATGCTACTGCAATTAAACCTCATTTAATTTTAATATTACATCAGTTACAAAAAGAAAAAATCTATGGTGAATATAACCAAGGATTAGATATAAGATTATTAGACGATGAAATAGCTCAAGAATTAAAAAAAACTAAATTATCTGAATTATGGTTTGCCTGGGATAATATTCAAGAGCAACTATTAATTGAAAAAGGAATATTGAATTTAAAAAAAGCAAAAATTAAATCATTTAGATTTTATGTTTTAGTTGGGTTCAATTCTACATTTGAGGAAGATCTTTATAGATTCAGGACCTTAAAAAATATAGCCATAAAAGAAAAGTTGTGGTTGCGGCCATACTGTATGCGTTATGAAGACCATTACAATGACGACAAGTATATTAAATTAGCTCAATGGGTAAACATGCCTTGGTTGTTTATGAAAATGGATTATCCGGAAGCATATACTTTTATGGTTAACCGGAGTAGATATAAAAAATTAGTATGACTATTTTAATACTTAAGGGTGGAGCAAAAGTCTGGGTCGATTTCGAATTAGATCACGGAAAATGTAGAGGGTGCCATAAAAAAATCTGGTGGGCTTCAACTGAAAACGGGAAGAAAATGCCAATTTGCCAAGATAAAGACGGTGCTTATATCTCACATTTTTCCAACTGCCCCAAAGCAAAATTCTACCGGAAAGGCCGCGGATATGTTTCGCCGGAAGATTTAAAGTATATCCTACTAACAAATGGGACAGAAACAAATGAAAGAGAGGTGCCGAAAATATGAAATTACGTTGTAAACTCTGTGGTGAAAGCCATACTGCTGATTCGAAACATTTCCCTGCCGTGATACGAGATAAGAAAGATAGTAGTATTATCGGATACGTATGCGGCAAACATGCGAAAGAAAAATCGATAAATAAACCATTGACTAGAAAAGATATGAAAAATCTGTCTTATGGCGGATTGCCTAAGAAATACCAGCCGAGAAGCAAATATAGCCCAAACATAGCAATTAAAAAAGAAAGGAAAGAAAATGTTAAATAGAATGCCTTACCGCGAATGTCCTAGTTTTGAAGCGTGTTCTTGCAACAATTGTCCATTAGATCCAGAAGCCTCAACAATAGGTGGAAAAGAACGTTTTGGGCTCAAAAATGAAGAAAAATGTAAGGCCCATAAGCCTACTCGAAAAAGGATTGGTGAAAAATATAGTCAACTTCTTAAATATCAAGGACTTACATCAAGGGAGAACGCTGGCAAGCAAGCATATCTACGTTCCTTGAATAAAATAGGGTAGTTAGGGCTGGGGCAAGTAGCATACCCACAGAAACGCAAAAAACAATATAATAGATTTTTACATATCTGATTTTAGGATTTATAAAAAAAAATACCGCAGAAGTTATAATTTTTCTGCGATATTTTTTATCCTAGGTTTCGAGATTTAAATCCCTAATCCTAATCTAAACTTCCAGATATTTACTCTTACCCCTAATATCTTATATCCATCTGGAGCTTCATTAACTACTGTCCCTACTTGCCCATAGGTAGGTCTTTCTTTTATTGCTGCGGAATAGCCAGCCTGATAACCCTTATTATAACCTTTTCTATAAAGTAAGTAAGGCCCCCCAATAAGCACTACTGCTATCAATATCACTCCCGCAAATCTGCGGATATTGTGATAAATTATATTTACCCCGCTTAAAATTAAAGGATTCATATTAGCTTTAAATATGCGAGTATCTTTTCTTTATTCTTGCTCAGCCAATCAGATATTTTATCCACGCCACCACGCATCGCTGTAACAATTACCTTGAATTTAGCGATAGGTATTATTGGGAATAGAATATCTACAACTAAAGTCAATACCTCTTTTACGAATTTCAGGAATGCTTCCAAAATTCCCAATATTGTAGGAAGAAATATTGCTATCCATTTTAATATTTTCATTTCACTCTCCTTTCTGATTTTGTAAAAGTTCAAGCTCAAGTTTCCTTAACTTTAAATCCAACTCCGCATTATCCACTCTATCCCGGGACTCAAGTATAGCTTTAAGGCGCCACCTCATTGACGGATGTTCTAGTAGTGTTAGAAATACTGTTTCAAAAATATCCAGTTGAGTTGTAGGACTTATTTTTAACATATCAATATTGTTTTGGATTCTCCAATAAAAACCTAATATCAATCTGACGTGCCTTTTCCATTTGTTCAAAATAACTATCCCATACCAATCTTTCTGTTGGTGTTAAAGTAGCGCATCCTGATAATATTGCAATACTTAATAATAGTGCTATTAAAAATATTTTCATTTCAATTTTAATATCCTGTTTATTTTAAGCGTGAATGAACTGCTGTTTTTTATCGGTTTATCAAGAACTAAATTGTCTCCGACTATGCTTGTAATGATATGGGTTTCTTTGCCATTGGTTAAAATCAGTCCTTCTTCTCCAGATATAATTTTGTTGCCTCTATTATGATATAAGTCTTTATATTTTTTGTCAAGGTTAAAAGAAATGCCTTGTTTATCTTTATCTAAATTGAGTTTAGTTATTTCTAAATATTCTTTCTTATCAAACATTTATCCTCCATAGATACCAGATATTCCTTTTATGAGAGTAATTAATGTGTCTTGTGTACCCCCTAACAAAGTCCAATATTTATCAATAGTGGCATATAAACCTAAATCTAGAGCTGTTGCGTTATTTCTCCATATGTGTGCCACTTGTATTCTTCTTTCTATTTCATCTACCGTGGCAATCGAATCCATGAATACAGCTGGGTTGATATCAACAAAAGGAATATAAAAATAATTGAACGCAGCAGAATCACCCCATAAAAAATCATCGAAAGGTCCCTCTGTCGTCTCATAAGTTTTAGTGAGTATTACCGCTGTTCCTATTACAAAATGAGGAAGATCAGAGGTTATGGATTTATTTTGAAAGATATTATTATTCCTTATCCCAAAAGCATCCGTGGTAACTAATTGTCCAGGACCATATTGCCCTATTATAAAATATATTTTAGAACTGACTTTCCAAAATCTTTGATATATTCTTACATAACCATCTCCATACCATTTCATAGCAGGAGAGGCATAAGAATCTGCGTGATAAAAACCAATGGCATTTTTTGCTGGTGCTCCTATATTTCCATAAATACTCCCGCTAGCGGCAATATTCCCATATCCAAAAGCAATTATAGTAGGGGCTTCTGCTAATACATTAGTATGTATATTACCATATTGATTTTTTACTAATAGCCCAAACTCACTCATATTTTATCTCTCATCATATTTAAATACTATCCATCTTACCAATGTATCATCAGTTTGATGCATATTAGTTAATATAAGTTGGTCAATCTCATTAGCCGCATTAAAATGCGAAGGCATTACCGTTATCTTTTGGTTGGTAGATATTGAATCTATGTTAGTCCAAGCAAGTAATATACGGCTTGCAGTCGGTGTTATATTTACTAAAATTTCACCATTTGTCCAATCACCATCTAATTCAGTTGCGTGTGGGACTGTAATGTCTCCATATTGACTAGTACGCAACAAACCTCTATCTTCTGTGGAAAAGACTCTTTCTCCTTTGTTATTGTTTAATAATAGTCCGTATTCGCTCATGATAATTTACCCAATAAAACTCTTAACGCTACTTCGTTATCTCCTGTATATGTCAAAGCGCCAGTATCATCGGCGGTAGTATTAAATCCTGCGGCTCCGGCCGCATTTAATCGAGCATTAGTTCCAGAATTCCATAATATTGATAGTGTTGTTAAACTAGCATTAGCGATAGTTATTTTTCTTGTAGTAGAATTATATGTTACAACATAATTATTATCTCCTGCTGCTATTAAAGCTGTTTGTATTTCTGCCGCCAGTTGTGTTGGAGTATAATATGTGGTAGGAGTCAAGTTAGCAGTAAGTTCTGCACCGCCATTTTCTTTAAAGTCTATATGGTCATTAATATTGGTTTGTATATATACGGTATCGGCATAGACTCTTATATTACCGTCGCCGTCTATTATCATATTATTTCCGATATCTATCTCTTCAGTAGCAGATAATGTACCAGTTATAATCTTATCGGCGGTCAAAGATACAATTTTAGCATTTGTTATAATAGCATCTTTTATCTGCGCCGATAAAGTAATAACTTCTCCGGCAATAAGCTTTCTAGCACTTATTATTGCATCTCCTATTTCCGATTCTGATAATGGAGTAAAATCTATTGTTGTTGTAGAAGAAAATACTCCGGCACCATAAGTATCTACACCTCTTACCATAAAATATGCCCTATCTTTTAATACAAATTTATCTCCTATTGAAGGTGTTCCTGATGGCCAACTTGCTACAGATACTTTTCCTATAGCGGTATCAAATGCTGTAATCGTAGTTTTCTGCCCGTTATAAATTCCAGAAGTCTGTTCGATTCTATCTCCTACAAAATAATTAACTCCCTTAGCAATTATATCAGCGTCAATAATGCTTGTAGCGTCAACAACATCGGCCATCACATCAACCGGCGCTTTGCCTTGAACTGTTACCGCTGTTCCAGATACTACCGCTTCCAATGTTTCTTCACCAGCCCAAGCATTAGTATCTGATTTATACACTTGATAATATAATAAATCAGTATCAGCAACATCAGTCCATTGAATTTTAGCAAAACCAAACCATTGTGTCATTGTAATAATTGGCGCTATTGGCGCGGCGTTAGTAGGTGAAACAAATTGTGCGTTAAAAGAATAATTTCCTGAATTATCATAAGCTTTGATATAATAAACACCGGGAGTTCTTGATGCAGGTTTAATGATAGTAAATGTATTGCTTAATCCCCGATAAATAAGAGTTGCACTTTGGATACCCCAATTAGCATCTTCTGTTCGGATTTCATATCCCGCTAAATCTAAATCATCATTTTTATTCCACTTGAAAACAAGTTCATTCGTAAATGTATAGGCGAAACCGGAAACATTGTCAGGTAGAGATTCTTTACCAGTAAGTTTTAATACTGCTGAAATTGTTCCATTAGATATAATACTATTTATTGATTTTGTTTTAATACGAATATAATAAATTTCATCAGTCTCTAAGTTTATATTAATCCGGTATTCCGTAGCAGAAGCCGGTGCAGAACCAACGATTATATAACTATCTGTTCCCTTTTTTAACTCAATAATATAAGAATCCAAAAGATCAAGTTTGCTGATAGGTTTAGTCCATGAAACATCTATATGCGATATCCATGTTCCATCAGGATTCAACCATCCTACTTCTGTTAATATTATATTGCTAACCTCTGTAACAGACGCAAAGGGGTTAGATGGAGACCCATAATCCCAATCGTCAAAAGATGAACCATGTCTGTCATCAACAATAGAGGAATTATATGCTTGACATGAAAATTTAGCTTTACCAAAATCTTTTTCTTCTGTTCCGACAATCCTGAATAATGCGGCAGTCCAGTTTGGCCGGGAATGCGTTACTGAAACAACATCAAACGGCTCGCAGTGCATGGCTGACATATTACATTCAAATTCACACCATATATCCGCGAGTTTCCCTTCATATAAAAATTTATTCGCTAATCTGGAAGCCTGCGATTGCCTGATTATCCCATAACATTCAATCTTATCTTCTATAGCTCCTCTAATATCCTGATCCAACTCATCTTCTGCCCAAGCAACACGTTTAGGATTTTTGGATTCTAATGCGGAAATCCATTCAACGCCTACCCTATTCGGCATGGAATCCGTTTTGCCGTATCCATAAACAAAAGTTCCTTTAGTGATATTATCTTCTGTAAATGCCATTACAGCAGTTTCGCCTGCTTTTTCAAATGCTATTTTATAAAGTGCACCGCTATGTATAATTTTAGCATTACAAGTAATAAGTAATTTATCGAGATTATCTAATGCGGAATGTTTGGTATCTAATGCAATATCTAATTCATATCTTGCTTCCGTACCTCCATTTCCGTTATCAATTAATGCAGCGCATTGCATAAAAAATTCTCCGAAAGTAACTGGGTCAATAAATGATTCTGGGATACCGCACCCTCCCAAAACCCTGCTTAATAACATATAATCTCTTATTATTGCAGCAGGGTTTTTTGAAGATGTTATTGCATTAGTAGTCCAATTCTGTGATGCAGAATTCCATGTTTGTATTTTACGGCCGACCACTTCAGCAGTTATTGTAGGGTTGCTGCTTACTTTATCTCCTGCAGTTATTGTAGCGGCTATATATGCGACATCGCGTAATCCCTTAACGGTTGCTGATCCGCGGGAATCAACTGATTGAGTAGATGTCCCTAGATAAGCAGTATAGGTGCATCCAGAGAGATCTCCTATCGACTGGTCATCTATCTTTACATTAGTAATACTGGTTATTTCGCCAATACAAACGCAAAGAAATCTCTTGACTGTTGTACCCGGATCTGACTGCCATACTAAATTTCCACCAAAAAGAATAGGCCCACCATACACTATAGGGACAACGCCTTCATTAGAAAAAGTATTATTTATAATCGGCGCTGTATATTTAGAACTTGAACCTCCAGCGGATTTTAATTTATCTGCCTGTTGGGCGGCTCTTACCGAAGAATAAATAGAAAAGCCGACCATGGCTATCATCGCGCTATATACAATGATATGGGCCACCATTGGTATCCATAACGGTGCTGTTCCTGTAATAGTTGTTGCAACAACAGCCATTATCGTCGTTATAATCGCAGTTATAGGATCAGCATGCGCTAATTTATAAGTGCATAAAATAAATAATGGTATTAATATTAATATTTTTGTTAATCTTTTAAACATTTGGTCTATACCCCGCTAAAAATAAATCTTCCAGATACTTTAACTTAGTCAAACATGATCCTACAACAATATCCATATGTAATATCTGTTTATCATTAATACATACAGCTAATGCACCTATGCCATTAAGTGTTTTTAAAAGCAATAAATCCCCTTCTTTTAAATCAATAAATTCAACCGGAGAAGAAAACGTTGCTATCACATCTATCATCCGTTGAATATCATATTTCCTATTTCTAAAAAATATCCTTTTCCCATCAGTAAATGGATATTCTTTATTTTTTATATATTTATAATAAAGCCAACATATACCCCTACAATCACACCCACTGAAGTCTTTCTGGTTTAATTTAAAGGGAATTCCTATAAGTCGATTTAAGTCAAAACTCATTTTGTCAAAGGGATTGTATGGAATCCATGATAATTATCTGTATTGGTATACGGTGTAGTACATATATTCAATGTCTTATCGCAACCGCGATAAATAATAAAACCATCTCCGGCTTTAGTAATATTATCTAAAGGATAATCAAATGTAGCTTTTTTTGTCGCATTATCAAAATCAACTATTTTTCTTGACTCACCATCATTTAACCCTGATGTAAAAATAACATATCCCCAATTCCAATAATCATTCGCCTGCGTAAGGTTAACAGTATCAATAAGAGTAGAAGTGGTTCCATCATTGGTAGCAGTCCCGATTACTTTATTAGCCGCCAGTTCTTTATTTACTTTGCAATAACTATCTCCGAACCTGGCATGGCATTCTATCTGATATGGCCATCCTGTCTCAAAACTTAATGATCCGATTTTCGGGGTAGCCGTTGCATCCATTGTTTTCTGCGGAAAACTTATATTTTGGATAAACCCATCAAATATAATTTTAGTGTCTAAATAAGAAGAAATATGATCCCTGAATATTAACCTGGCGACAACTCTTTTATTGCGGAAGTTTTTTGATGCCGCATATGCCGACATGGCTTTATTAATATTGCAAATCCTGAAGGATATTTGTTCTATTTCGCCACTAGCTGATTTTTTTATGGCTGTTCTTTGAACTCCTAGAGGGATATAGTTTGTTGCGGAATGCCCAAAATAAGAAAAAAAAGTTGTAATCCGGTAAAAATTTACGAAATGTAATGTATCAGAGTCTTCTTCGTCCTGAGATCCTAAATAAAGATCATAAATTTCTACTGGTTTATGTTGTATCTGATTTTTTATAGCTATTAATGTAGCTGATAAACTATACATTTTTATACATTTTAACTGCTAGAACTAGAAGAACTAGAAGAACTAGAGCTGCTTGAGCTGAATGAACTGCTAGAAGAACTAGAGCTGCTTGAGCTGAATGAACTGCTAGAAGAACTAGAACTGCTTGAACTACTTGAAAAACTAGAACTAGAACTAGAACTAGAACTAGAAGAAGAACTAAAAGAACAACTAGAAGAACTTGAAGAACTGGAAGAACTAAAAGAACTGCTTGATGAACTGAAACTGCTTGAAGAACTTGAACTACTTGATGAACTGCTTGAAGAACTTGAACTGCTTGAACTACTAGAAGAACTGGAACTGCTTAAACTGCTTGAAGAACTTGAAGAACTGGAACTGCTTAAACTGCTTGAAGAACTTGAAGAACTGGAAGTAGTATTCGGCGGGACATAAATAGACCAACGATCTTCTTTTAATATCATGCCGGTATGCAATAATTGATACGCCGCTAACTTCCTGCTTAATTTATCTTCTGCAAAACGCATTCTCATGTAGTATTCATAACTAACTAATATAGTTCCTGAAACTGGGGCAGGTGAAAAGGTAATATATGATTTTTCAGTAGTAAAATTATTACTTAATGTATAATTAGTATTTGCTATACCTCCAACTGTGCAGGAATGATTTGCTGTTGTATCAACTGGAAAATAATCTAATTCAAATATAGTTTCATTGTTATCAGCAGTACCTGCATTTTCACTAAGGGATTCATATTCAGTTAATACTTTAATAAGAAAATAATCATAAGGACCTTTCCTATCTATATAAAAACGCCATATTTCGTTCATCGCTGCCTGAGTCAAAAACTGGCAGGTAAGTTTATAATCCCTTATGCCGTCATCCCATAGTGCATCCCGATATTCTTTACCACTTTCTGATTCTGTAATGTTGGTCAGAAAATTTATACTTTCTTCTAGACCAAATTCCGGATTTAAGGAAAATATATCTGAATAACTCATATTTTAACTCCTCGTTTATTCAATATATCATGATATTTAACACATTTTGTATATATTCTAGCCATTTTAAATAAGAAATCTCTGGCTTGCTTTTCTTAACACACCGTTACCTCTTATATTAGCGGCAGCGGCATTACTAAATATATCGCCATGCTGTTCCAATCTATCTTTGAATGATTTTACATCAATAGCTTGGATATAAAAATTATTTATTGTATCTCCACCACCAACACCACCACCTTCGCCGCGATTAAGCCTATTCAGATTATCTACCCCTAAAGAGCGCATGCCTCTTCGGTTTAATACGCCTTCGCCCTCAAGGAGCGTTGCCGGGACCTCGCCGCCGGAATGGAATTTCTTGCGATATCCAAAGCTGTTCTCTAAATTCATAAGATATCCGCCAGTATGAGCCCCAAGAAAAGCAGCCATGCCTACCGATTTCAATATTCCAATTGCAGCCATCTGCGCTATTACTTGAAGCATAATATTGCCGAAATCAACCACTACATCTTTTAACCCTGAAAATTCTCCTTTGGCAATTTTTATGAAACCGTCAACTAATGCAGCTTTCATTCCCTGCGCGGCGCCTTGCATAAATGTAACATACATCTCGGAATGTTTTTTAGCTTCTTGCAGTAATGCT